CGTTCCGCTATCCATTAAGCCTTTAATATTTTCCTCTTCTTGTTATTCATCTTCTCTTTTGCTGCCTCTATGTTATTAGCAATCTTTGTATGGTCCTGGTCTATCTGAATCATTCCATCTAACATCATTGGTATTAATCCTGTCTCATCGATGTATTGTAAGTAATCAACTGGTGCTCGTTCTGTCTGATCTACTAAGTATCCATAAATATCAAAGTCTGCTCTTGGTATAGACTTCTTCCCATTCGGCTGATGCGACATCCTTACATAAGATTGAATCACTGAAGCTGGCACCAAAAACACTGTCTTATCCTTACTAAACTCTATAAGGAAGAAACACACCGCTCCCATCTTTTCAGCTTTCTCTAGGTAATCTAACTGGTGCTGCGCAATGTTCTTCAAATCGAATCGTGTAAGGCTCTCTGTAGACTTCGCTTCAAATGCAACAGCTCGTCCTTTATAAACTCCGTCATAGTCCACTGTGCTTTTAGATTCATAGAAACCATTTACTACTCGTCCGTTCTTGCTTTTTAACACCTTCACAGGAGTCGGACGCTTGTTTATAAGCGCCACTCCCTCCCTTTGGTACATTTCATTTGATAAATTGATAAGCATCTCAAATGCCATTCCTCTGTTTCCTAAGCCCATTGTTATTCCTCACTTTCTATTAAAATGATTATTTTATTAAGTTGTGTTTCCTTAACTGAAAGTAGCATTCCATACCTTTTACATCTTTCTCATATACTGGCATTACATATATCTCTTCATTTATTAACAGTTGGAACTCTACGCATTGCTTTTCTTTGTTCCACCCGTAAGATGCCATTGGTACCATTTTCCACTCTGTTTTTTCTTTCATTTCCCTCTTCCTCCCTGAATAAAACTCAATCTTTTGTCAATACTGTAGACAACATGATATTTCTCCAACCCCCAATTGGAGTTGAGCAGTTAGCTTTTGCTAGCTGCTCTTTTATCGTTTGGTTTAAACCATCCTTTTTCATGTGCTTCTCTTATTAATGATTCAGTAGTTATATCTGTTTTCCCTAATAAATTTTCGAGAGTTTTATTAATTGTCCATATCTGTGATTCACTTAATCCACGTAATGGCGCATCAATCATAGACATTGATAAGCTCAAAATGTTCTTTTTAAGTTGTTTGAGTTGTTCTTTTTCTTCCATATCCATTCCCCTTTTCTACAAAATGAAATTTTTATATTAATCTTCCTCAAGAACCGTAACAGTTAAGTAATTTCTTGCTCTCTTCCGCTTCGCTAACCTTCTCTGATAAGTTGGTGTTGTATAATATTTAACCGTTTCAGGAAGTACGCCCATATGTTGAGCGCATTCCTTTATGGTCCCGAGACATACGAATGATTCACCTTTATAAACGACGTACTCCTTTAAGTTCATTTTTCATTCCCCTTTTCTAATAAAATAGCGTTTTTGTCTTATTTAACTCCCGTACTCCCAAAACCACCTGCGCCTCTTTCTGATTCCGATAGCTTGTCCACCTCAACAAAATGAGCTGTTTCCACTGGTGCTATAACACCTTGAGCAAGTCTGTCACCCTTTTTAATTTCGTATTTAACATTCATGTATATTCCATTGTCATCATTGATACCTAATGTGATTGGATTTCCTGGATATGATGTGTTGCTGACTATAACTCCTACCTCGCCTCTAAAACCGCTATCTACCGTGCCAAGCACCACTCTTAAAAATGTTTTTCGTGATATCCCGCTTCTAGGCCTTACTTGAAGTTCGTATCCTGGCGGGATTTCAAAGGCTAGTCCTGTAGGTATAACCTTTGTTCCTCCTGGATAGATAACTGCATCTTCTGCTGCGACTAGATCAAAACCAGCATCAAATTCCCTTGCGTATCGTGGTAATTCTACATCTTTCACTCGCTTAATTTTCACTCGTAATTTCATTCCCTTTCCCCTTCCATCTCATAACCAAAGTTTGTAGTCGTTCACTTTCTTCTGTATGGTGTTTGTAGTGCGATTGAGCCATTTGCAATTGTGCTTCTAAGTTATTAATCTCACGAAACCATTTACTAGCTTGTCCTTGCTCATGACCAAGTGCTTGCACATACAACTCGAAATGTTCCGCCTTCATATGATCCCTCCTATAGTCCTAATTCAGTTGCAAACTCTCCAAATTCAAATCCAACTAATTCCTTCCCATTCGTAAATACCGTTACAGGAGCACTCATGTAACCTTTAGATGCCATCCATTCTGCATGTTCTTGGTTTTCGTCAATGTTACGAGTCTCATAATCTAGTCCAGCGGCATTTAATGCCCATTTAACTTGCTCGCAATTTTTACAATTATTTTTCGTGTAAATAATGATCTTAGTTGCCATTTCGTTCAGTCTCCTTCGTTTCTGCTAATAGTTGAGTTACCTCATAAGTTCCATGCTCTGTATATTTCATCGTTCTTCCTCCTTGTATTTAGCTAAGATACTTTCTAATGCAATCGCCGTTCCCTCATTTGCAAGCCATTGGCCACGATGAAATCCAGCAAGCCCTAAATCCTTGTTATCGTATGCTTCATCTGCTTTTTTTCTGTTTTCCACTGCTGAATGGTGTAAATGATTGATATATTCCTCAATCGCTTCTCTCATTCTCCTCATCCCCTCTTTTCTTCTTAATCGAGATTCTTAATGTTTCAGTGTCATAACCCCGCTTATCTAACTCTTTAACTAAGTCCTGGAACTCATCTTTCCTAATAACATCATGTATTAACCATCCATCACATTTTCGCGGATAATGAATCATCCAATCATTCTCACGTTTGCTCCAAGTAACTCCAAGTGTAGTTGATATATCAAACCCTCTTACCAATCTCCTCATCTCCACTCAGAATCGGATATTCTCCAATACCTCCACAATTATCACAAATAGCATCATACCCGGTTCCATATCCACTAAATCCGCTTCCCACACACACTTCACATTCAACTGTTTGTTTCATTCTCCCCATCTCCTTTTAGTAATTCGAATAACTCTTTTTCATCCATTTCATAAAGCTGACGTCCTGTATCTTCTTCCTTATAAATCCCCTTATGTAGTAGAACGTCGATGTAAATTTGTTTCCTGTCCATTGTTCCTCCTAATTAGTACTTTCTAGTAGCATGGTCTAGGAAAAACATTCCTGAAGTGAAGCAAGCTGCTATAAGTAACCCTGGCAAAGGCTCGTATCCAAAACACATCATAATTCCAGTAATGAACCAATATATACATGCAATCCAATTAATAATTTTCATCTTCATCGCATCCCCTTCACATATTCCTCTTTTAACTCACGTACTAACAATATGAGTCTCATCTTATTAAGTGGCTTCGTGTCTTTCCCCACCTGCCGCGCATATGCTTCACCTTGCATCGTCACTCGATTGACTACAATGCACTCACCTGTCTGTTTATGCGTCCAGAAACCTCTTAATCTAGCGCTCTCCTTGGTTGTCATGACTTGTCCTCCTAACTGATATTACGTTTTCTTTTTGTATTCCATGTTTTAAGTGGTGGTGTTATCATCGCTTCTTCTAAATCCCATCCCATTACAACCACTCTTCTTCTTAATACTTGCCGAGATACTCCATTAGACTTTGCTTTTGCTAACTGTTCATCAGTGAAAATCGCTTTCATTTGCCTTGCTTTCTTCCCAGATTCTCGCGCTGTCATAACAGGAGTTGTCGCTGCCCTCTCTAGATCCCATCCATACATACGAACTCTTGATGTGAACGTTTGATATCTAATCCCGTTTTCCAATGCAACTTCTAACCAATTTTTTTCCGTCTTATTCTTTTTATGTACAGGTTTGTTCGCTGCATTCTCATATGACCACCCTAAATTCAACCTGCTATAAAATGTGCTGCTTTTAATTCCATTTTTCAAAGCTACTTTTAGCCATTTTTCATGCTTTCTTTCAAATTCATGCCTTACACTTCCAGGTGGAGCTGTCAAAGCTTCCTCTAAATCCCATCCGTAGTCATAAACGCGTCTTCTAAGCGCTGACTTACTGATTCCACTTTCCGCTGCCCTGGCATATTCTTCATCTGTTAACCATCTATTTAAAATCATTTAGATCGCCTCTTTCTTCGCTCTATGTTTAATGTTAGGAGGAGTTGTTATAGCTCGTTCTAAATCCCATTTGAGTCTAAATACCCTTTCCCTTAGTGTTGCTTTACCTACACTGTGTTTAATAGCTCTAGCGAAATCATTTGGCTTTATGATATCTATTTTTTTATGAGCACGTTCTACGCATTCTTTTGTGGATAATGTTGGTATTGTTGCCGCTTCTTCAGGGCTCCATTTCAGATTCGTAATTCTAGAACGAAATGTGCGATATAAAATACCATTCTTTTCTGCAATCTTCCATTGTTCTGCATATCTTTCTTTCATACTTACAAACAATGGTTCTGTAATCGCCTTTTCTACAGTCCACCCTTGAATATTTATCCGCTGATAGACTGTGCTCTTACTGATTCCGTTCTTTTCAGCAATTTCATATTGATCCCATGTTGGTAATGGATTATATTCCATAGCCATTCCCCTCCTAATCAAGATTCATTATTTCCGCTAACGATCTATCTGAAATGTAAGTGTTAATAACTTGTATCCGCCCGTATTTCTCTTTAGCCATTCCTACAGCTTCGCTCTCTGACTTCGCTTCAAACCAACGTAGTTTCCATTTCTCGTCCTTGTCGTAAAACTCTATTGAGTACGTTATGACGCTTGGCTTTGCTAGGAATCGCTCGGCCGTGCTCTTTGCTGAGTAATCAAAACTTCCCACTACATCCTCAAGTGTTAGCTGCTTCATGCCCCTATTCCGACTTTCTCTTGTATCTGCATTTGATAAGCTATTTCCAACCTTGCCATTACTTCCTGGCGCTTTCTATCCGCTTCCCTTTGTCTTTGCTCCCCTGCCGCGCAAATGCATGGCGCAAATTGATACATTCCCGTTCCAATATCGTTTCTAATTACTCCCGTTTCTTTACATGCACACATTGTTATTCCCCCTTTTTATTTAAACCGCAGCTTCTTCTTTTTGATTGGATTCCTTATTTAACTCTTGTCCCATTTTCATTAGCAAATCACGGAAATGAGTAAAATCTCCCCTATTGTCATAACCAGCAGAATAAGTATAGATTCTTGATTTCCCTAGATTATGAGCTTGATATTTTTGATAACGTTTAGCTTCTTCGAAGATGAAGAAGAATGCTATGTTTTCCCATTCTTTTTCTACCCAAGCCATGTCGTAGCTTTCTATTCCATAATGTTTAAAATAATCATCGAAATTCATAATGAATCTTTCTTCCCTATCTGTTCCAATAACTCGTTTGCATCGTAAATCAGCGAACGATTTTATTTCAATTTGGCATTCTTTATCTATCCACTCATAGTGCTCCCTAACAGCTTCCGTTTCATCGTCATTCCAAGATTCATGATCTTCATCTACGCAGAACTTTAAATGATCTGGATCAAAATAATCCGAAATATCTTCGCTATATGGAACAAAGCGATTTCTTTTTTTCTGTACAACATGCAAAGCATCACATGTGTATTGGTTATCTTCTGCACCTTCGTATTGTTTTTCACTAAATAACTTTAAGAACTCCACCTGTTTTTCTGTTAATTCAACCGTTACCTTTGCCATTTTTATTTCCCCCTTAGAATCCTAAATGTTCAATACGTTTATCTGATGTTTCCTTAAATACAATCGCTTCAGCTTTATTTAAAATCCGACTTCCAAGCTTCTTGTCATATTTTTTAAATATGTCACCGCTTGATAGATTAGTTGTTGTAATAGTTACTTTCCCTTGTCTTCCGTTTGTCACTGCATATAAGACACGTTGTATAAAATTACTTGCTTCGTCCGTTCTGTTCATTGATCCGCTTTCTGCTCCTAAATCATCAAGTACCAGGAAGTCAACGCTTGTTAGAAGCTCTACACAATACTCTTCCGTATACTTAGAATCTTTGTTGTTAAATGAATCTTTGATAAGTCGCATAAGTTGCTCAATCTCTACATACAAACAGCTTTTCATTTTTTGATAGATTAGTTCGTCATTATCCTTCTCACCATCTGAAATCCCATAGAAATGTTCTCTAAGTTCTCTTAGAATCGAATAAGCTAAATGACTTTTACCTGCACCCTGTACACCTACAATAAATACGTTTTTAACCTCTCCTGCTTTTAGCCTCTCTACAATGCCCTCTACGAGCTTTTTGTTTGTTCTAGTCTCATTACATTCCGTTCTGTAATTAAATAGCGTAGCATCGAGTATTTCTTTGTTACTAATGATGCTGTGCTTTGTAAGCATGTTGAATTTCTTAGCTCTTTTGATTTTTTTGTAATGATTGTTCGCCTGTTCTTTTAATACTTTGTCGTTTTCCTCAACAACACATCGGGGGCAAACGACTTGTCCTTTAAATTCGATCATCTGAACAGGTTTAACAAATTTTTGACCGCCTATTTCATATGAATGGTTCATGCATTTATCAGAATGGAAGTTCACCTTTAAATCCAGGGATTTGGCTACCCTTTGCATTGCTGTTACTGCCATGGTTTTCCGCTCCTTTTTCGTTTAAATAACCTTCAAATTTAGTCCCGAATAACGTTTCCGGTCGTAAATACTGGTTCATATTCACATCTTTTAACCATTGTGCCGTTTTAATATCAATAACTTGTTTAAAATCATCTATAGTAAAGCCGTCTTTAAATCTAGCTTTGATTAAAGTTCTAGTTTTGGCTGTTTTGTGTTTATAAGATTTACCCGCTTTTTCATTAAGATAAGAAATAATATCCTCATAAGGGATGCAGTCTTTTGACCGCTCTTTTTGGTCAGAAGGCACATTATCTTTTAATGTAGTAGTCTCTGTAGTAATCTTTGTAGTAATCTCTGTTAAAGAATTTACCGTTTCAGTAAGTTCCATTTCACCCAAAGGGGAATTTGGATTTTCCCCAAAGGTCAAAATGGATTTTACCCTTTCGGTAACTTCGGAAATGTTTAATTTGATATGATTTGTTGGAGCTCCATTGAATTTGAACTTTTGAACTTCAACAAGTCTTTTGTCAATTAAGATTTTGATTGCTCTATCGTACTGTTTAGGTGTAATTCTTATCTCGTTTTTCCAATCTTCGCGACCTTTAGCGAGCCAAAATTCTCCGTTCTTCTTAACACGTAATTTGCTCTTTCCTTGTTCGTTAGGCATGTACCAATAAACAATTTGCCCTAATAAAATCCCTGCTATAAGATCCTCAGCAATATCTACATATGAAAGTCTCACCATAAAACCATTTCTAGCGAATGTTTCTAATTGAAAAAGTTCACTGTTCAAATAACTTCACTTCCTTCATATCCTCTTCTGTCAGTTCAAACCATTCACCACGTTTTCTTTTGTTAGCAAACATTTCATGAAAGTACTCTTCTAGTGATGAATAATCATCTGATTCAATCGAATGAAGTAGTTCCAATTTGTAAGGAAGTTTTGCTGTAAAGTGGTCTAAACGTTGTTTTAAGTCCTTTGTTTTACCTATCTTTATGAGGCCATTGTCTGCCTTTAAAAAATAGATATACCCTTTTATCTTTCTTTGTTTTTTAGTTAGTTTTGATGAATTTACTTGCTGTTCATTATTCATTTGTCTAGATTCATCATTAAATTGTTCGATTTCTATATCGCTAATATTTTCATAGAAATCATCAACCAATACTTTCATAACTTCCCATTCTTCTCTACTCGGAATTACAGCATGATGATAAGTTAACGCATACCCCGTTCCATCAGACTTTTCTGCTAACATATAAAGAGGTGTAAAAATTCGAGATAAGTTATTTTGGAACTTTTCTTGATATATTTTCATCGCTTGTTTCACAGTGAGTTTTTTCATTTAATCCACCTTCTTCATGCAACATTCATAGGATGCGTATTCTTCCATTCCACCAAACTTATATCCACCTTTGATATTCTTGTTTTCGTTATACAAAAAGTCTTTTCGTGTTTTATAAACTGGTCTAATTGGAGTTACATAGTCATAACCTCTTGCTTCTAAATCACGTACTGCTTGCAAAATATCTTTCATCGATCCACGCTTTACTGTTACCTGAAACATCACACACTCTCCCTCTCGCATATTGCTATTCCATCTTTAACACTAGATATTTTGTAACCTGGATAGCGATCGGGAGTGATGTACTCAATCGCCTTTGCTTTCACTTCTTTTTCATTTCGTGCGCCCTTCCATACCCATGAAGGAAGGACGACTTTTGTTTCTGTTTTATCTAACATGGTTTCATCTCCTTAGTTTGCTTTTTTGTACTGATCTTCCCAACCAATTAGCGTTTCTATTGCTTTAGAAGCAATTTGCGGGCTGATTTCCGTTAAATTTGTTGCCCCAATTTTGCTCTTTAATGTATCCTCGATTGTTTGTTTCTCCGCTTTAGAAATGACTGCCACATGCGCTATTTTTGCGTGTATCATCTTCATTTGTTTCTCGGATGCTTTGCTGTTACCGCCAGTGTTTTGCTGTTTGTTTTGGCTGTTATTATTGTTATAGGGAGCGTTTTGTTGCTTGCCTCTTGTATTTTTCGCATCAGCATCATCTTCATCAGTTGGGATACCGAAGAATTTAAGCAAGAAGTACCTTTCGGAATAAGTTAATGCTGATCCGTATGCTTTAGATACATCATCTTGTTGTCCAAAGAACTTCCAAGGAATTGTTTCACGTTCTTCTGGTTTCTCTGCATTAATCCATTCGTAAAAACCGTCACCTTCAATAACAAAGTCTGTTATCTCTCTTCCTTTTTGGTTCTTATAGCTGTACTGCCATGTTTTATGCTCACCCATCTTTGGCATGAGGATAACTTGCAATTCATCCATGTTCTTTTTGATTTTGTGGAGAATTTGAGAACCTGTTACGTAGTCATATCCGTAACTTTTTCCGTTTTTTACGAAAACATCTATATCTTTTCGAATCGCTACTAACTTCTGCCAAAGATTCACTATGCTTCAGCTCCTTCTGTCATGATTTCTAAAGTGGAAAGCGTTTCTTCTATATCAGCGATTGTTAATTTCACATCTGCTATACCTTCACGAAGTGAAATCTCATGTTCTTTTAAGTTTTTTAACTTAAACTCGTAATCACTTAACTTACGTTTCTCAACACCAAGTGACTTTTGCAATTCTTTTATCGCTCGTTTCAAAACGGGATCACCTCTTCTTGCTGACTTGCTTCATACACTCCCATAAGCGCCTGTAATCCGTATTCATAAGCAATAACCATTGATAAAGCTCCTGGCTCATTACTTTGCTTGTAGCGTTCAACTAAACTCATAAGGATTTGAATTTCCATTTCGATTTTGTTTTGTAGGCCCATTTCACTCACCTGCAACTTTCTTTGTAGAATGAGACTCTACATATTGTTTGATGCACTCTGTTTCTGTGTGTAAATAATCGCCATCGAAATCTAAGCAACTTTCACCGTAATAGATCTCACCTTCACAACCTGCGCATTCTTCAATGAAGTCTCTTGTTGATGAATCGTGATGATTTCCGATTAACATTGGATTTTCAATCATTTTCTATTCCTCCTTATTTACTGTCGGAGAAAACATGTGATATAATGTAAGTAGAAGTTTTTACATTTGTTTTCTCCAAACCGGTTCAGGGGTGAACCGGTTTTTTATTTTGTTTTGATGCTTTGCGCATCGAAATATCCGGGAACCTTTTTATTAGGTGGGGGATACCGTTAAATTCCCGAATATTTCGACAAGCAAAGGCTTGTCTATTTTTGTAAAATTATGGTATCATTAACTTATAAAGTTGAATTATCAACTTTACCCTTATTAAATGAGCCTTGAGCCTTCACAACTCAAGGCTCGTCCCTTTTATCTAGAGTGATATACTTGTATGTTTCCTCGATCTTATCTGCGCTGTTATGTACCTCTCTAGTTCTTAAATCCTTTATGATCCACAAGATTTTCTTTCGTTCGTATTCATCTCGTTGCTCTTTTGTCATCACTTCACATCCTTCGTCCACCGTTTGATAGGCTTGTCCAACAAAACTACTAACGATATTGCGCTGCATATAATTAACGCTAGGATAAAAAGTGATAATGGATTTTCTAGCATTTACATCACCTCTTCGTGTAACTTGTCCACTTCGGTAATCAATAGTGCACGGATATCACTCTCTAATTCTTCGTTTTTCTCCAACATATCGATTAGCTCTTCTACAGATGCTGAATACAAATCATGGTTGTTTTTGTGCATTTCCTCCAACATATCGTCACGCTGAATCATTAACGATGTAGCTACCTCATCTAAATGCTTTAACAAATCACTAAATAGTTTCGCTTTGATTACTGTGTTCATATTTACATTTGACATTATCGTTCCCCCTTATATAGCCTCATTAATATTTACTTGATAACGGATTGCCATTTCTTTCACTATCGCTAAGTAAATTTCTAATAAACGTTTTTCTTCTCCGATGATATCTAGATTAGAAACTTTATCGATTTTCGATTTCGAAACTCCTTCTAATGCCATGCTCTTTTTCTTGTTGTTCACACGAATACTCAATTTCGCACTAGCTCTTTGTTCTAAGATTTCGTAACTTTCATTGCGAATCTTACGGTACATTTCAAATCCACCCTGTTTGCGAGCGATTTTGTTTAAGATCGTAGTTGTATCTCTTCGCCAATCAGTCGAATTAAGAGCTACTATTTCGCTAATGTTGTCTACCTTCTGTTCTAGTTTCTTTTGATTTAATTCTTGAGTAGCTAATGTTGTGAACAGAGTTTGAAACATTTGAAGTTCTGGACTTAGTTGCGAAGTGTCAAATTGTTTTGTGATCCTATAGTATTCATCCACCAATATTTCATAAGCTTCCCAAGCTTCATCTGTATTGAGTGACTTTGCATGCAACCATGCTCCTTTTTCTGTCCATATATAAAGTTTTGTAGCGAATTTTAGCTGTTCATCTTTTTGATGAATGGCTTTGAAGTCTTTAAGCTCTTCTCCTTGAAGTAAAAAGAAATGCTTACCTTCTGTATATCTTTCTTTATTTCGATTGAAGTTATTGCTGATTGTTTTCACGTCAGCCCCATAAGACTCAGCTAGTTGCGATGTAGTTAATACGCGTTGGTTTTCTTTTTCAATTACTTGTAATCGATTCATTTCTGTTCCTCCTATTGTTTACTTGGGGTAAACATAATTTTAAAAAAATTTGACTACCTATAGTTAACTTATTTCTAAAAGTTCATCTGTTGATACCTTATATAACTTTGACAACTTTCCTAATTTATCAAGGCTAGGCTGTCGATAACCCAATTCCATTTGGCAGTAAGATCCTTTTGTACATTCTAGGTGTTTAGCTACTTCTTCTTGACTATAACCTAGCTGTAAACGTATCTGTTTAGCCTTTTGCGTATTTAATTTCGCCATGTTAATCACCTTTATTCGTTTCGTTGATTTGATTATATAACACCGTTTACCTAAAGTAAACATATAATTTTAAAAAAATCATAAAATAAAAATAAAAGTTGTCTTTGAGTAAACTTTTCTGTTACATTTTATATAAGAAGTCTGTTGTCAGCAGACTGTAAAAGGGGAGTTTTTAATATGGATGAGAATTTAATTGGAATTCGCGTAAAAGAAATCAGGAGTAGTTTAGCCATGAGCCAACAAACTTTCGCTGATGCTATTGAAATAAGTAAAGGTATGGTTTCACTGGTCGAATCAGGAAAAAAGAAACCTTCAAGAGATACAGTAACTAAAATAGCGAATTTAGGTAACGTTTCAACAGATTATGTAATTGGTGTGTCTGACTATAAAAACTTAGATGAAAGCCAGTCATCTGAGGTTAAAACAGAATTACATGATATGATTAGTAAAATCGAGAAACTTGATGAAGATAAACAAAAACTCATCTTAAATATGATTAAAGGTGCAGTGAACAGTTTAGACGATTGATAGCAACTATTACGCTAACAATCGTCTATTTTTTATTTAAATTCCCTCTTGGAGTTGATCTAATTGCTTCATTACTTCTTGTAATGCTAAAAGGGCATTTTCATCCCCACCCTTTGCTTTATTAAGTAATAACTCTAATTCTGTGTATTTCTCCATCCCCAACATCCTCCGATACCTTCATAGTAGTTTGTGAAAATTTCACAAGCATTGAACATTCTCTTGTTTTTTCAAAAAGTTCAATAGCCCCGAAAATGACGAATGACGTCTTCGGCAAGAGAAGACGTCATTCTGTATATCTATTAAATTAGATGCCTGTACCAGGATCCATAAACATAATTACATTCTGTGATTCTTTAGCAACTTGTTTAGGTTGCTCTTTGTTGTCAGCAGGTGCGAATAAAAATCCACCAACTAACACTACGCTTGCGATTAGCGATAGTACTATTTTCATTTAGCATCACCCAAATAAATTATAGCATTTTTGGGGCATTATTCCTAGATGTATCTTGGGTAAATACGAATAAAAGATGTTCGAATTTCGTTCAAATAAATCAAGAGCTTTACATAAAATTTCTTGATCGTTTCCTTTCGCAATACCCAGATATGTTAACCCAAAAGCACTAAGATATCCCTGTTCATTCAAAACTTCATTTAGTATTTGTATTGCCTTTTCATTATTACCTTTTTGGATTTCTAAGTAAGCTGTTTCGACTTTCTCAATAGGATTAATGTTGTGCAAATCGACTTTCCAATGGATTTTTAAAAAAGCCATTGTATTCAAAATCATATTTCTTCTCTTATCCATTTGCTCTTTTGGGCCTTTATTTATAATCCTTATAGCTTTTTTCAAACAAGTTAATGACTTTGAGTAGTTTGTAAAAACATATGACTCCCCTAAAACGCCGTACGCCGTAGCTCTGAAGATAGGAAAATATTTTTCTGAATACTCATCATTAATAATTTCATAGCATACTTTTCTTAACTCTTCGATTTCCGAACATGTTAAGAGTCCATAAATAATAGCTTCTTGGATTTTGAATTTCAAAAAGTCCTTTATATATCCACCTTTTAAGTCTTCTGCCTTTTGATGAAGTTCTTTAGATAAGCGTATCATCGACTTATAATTCTTTTGATCGTACCTCACATGAAGCAACACTATCCCTCTCAATACATCCATTTCAAGAGTGTTTGTTTTAAAACTTTCCGTTTTTTCTTGATATTCCTCCAATAATTTATCGCCAGATAATTTACCTTGATATCTCAAACAAATCAATTCACATATAGTGGCCCATTCATGATGTTTACCTTGCTTTTCCGAATCGATAAGCTCGTTTAAGATATTCAATTCCCCATGAGATAATAAATAATACATAGTTATACGTTTGTTTCCTGGTCGAGTGATACATTTAGAGTATTGAGAACAAAGCTCTCTTCTGATATGAATTTCATCAGAGTACACTTCTTTTAACATCTCACCATACTTATTGAATGCTAATTGATGTTTCCCTTTTAAGAACCTTGAGAGTGTAGCACTATCAATATCCATTTTTTTAACCATTTTACTACGGTTAATGTTCTTACTATCCATATCATTAGAAAGTTTAGCTAATACCTTTTGCACAATCTTTGTCCTCCTCATGGACAAAAAGACACGTAAACCCCAATTTATTACATATAAAGGAAAACGTGTCACTCTCAATCTAAGGTGTGTTATAATATGTATGTACAAGATCCGCGACAATGTTCCCTAAGGTGGTAGGGGGCAGTGTAAAAGGTGTTACCAGCACCTCTTACACCGTGGGTCTTTTCTTTGCGTCCGTTTATTTTATTATTTTCATAATACCACAAATTTCCCAATATTCGGTCATAGAGTTATCAGACAAATATTGAGAAAGTTGAGAAACCGCTCTGCGACAACGTTTCTCGTGTTTTACGGAATTAAATATGCAATTATACATTTCCATATCGAAAGACCTCACATGAATATTTTACCACCAATTCGATAAAAAGAGAACGTAAGTTCTTATTTTTATTTTCATCAGGGTTAATAATTAATCACCATACTATAAATGACAATAAATCTATCATTTATAGTATATCGATATCCCTATAACTATACTAATAGTATGAAAACTTTAGGTGAAACTTTAAAAAAACTCAGAAAAAGTCGTTCGCTTAGACAAGCTGATTTGGCTCATGAACTAAACCTTAGTCGTAGCCAAATTAACAACTATGAAAATGGCTTTTCTGAACCAGACCTTACAACCTTATTTCGTCTCTCCTCCTTCTTTAACGTGTCGTTAGATGCGCTTATCGGGCGCACTGATGCTACTGATGATGAAAGACTACGCAATACTCTGATTGGCGTTCAAAAAACGTATGCGGCGTTATCTGAAAGCCAAAGAAAGAATTTTTGCAAACAGCTTGACCATTATGTACGATTCTTAGGTGAGAACCACGAAATACTGTAATTTGACTTCATTTTAGAAGAAAACTTTTCCAATATCTAGTGGTAACATTTTACATTTTTTTACCAATTATACCATTTCTACCAGTGAGGGCTTTGGCTCTCTTTTTTTTATTTTCATTCGACAAAATATGACAAGATAGTCGTAACCAGATTTGTTATGCTTGGGTAAGAAATCTTACATTTGGGTACTGGAGGAAACAGAATAATGAGCAAAAAGCTATTAACAGCCTTAACATGTAGTGCTTTACTTATGGGATTAACGGCATGTGGATCTAATGATAAAGCAAACACTTCTTCTAATGATTCGAAACCAAAACAAGAGGCGAAAAAGAAAGAAGAGCCAGTTACTACAACATCATTAATTAATGAATTTAAGAAGGCTGGATTAGAAGCTGGAAATGCTACGGATCTACCACAAAAGGAATTTGGAAATATGCGTAAAGATGGCAAGCGTATCCTTACACCAAAATTAGGTGACGATAAAGGCGGCCGTGTATTCGAGTTTAGTAAAAAAGAAGATTTGGAGAAAGCGAAGAAATACTATGATGATTTAAGTAACTCAAATCAAATGTTATTCTCACATACATATGCTAAAGGTAATTTCCTTGTACAAATGAACGGCGATATGAAGGATGAGGAGTTTAATAAATATAAAGAAGTTATGGATAAAGTAGTGAAATAATATAGGCACTCGAAAGAGTACCTTTTTATTTTCTCAATAACCAATATAGATAAATATGGTAAAATGGTTGTTGGATGGTAATTCAATATATATTATTAAAAGTAGAGTGATTCAAGTCGGAGGAAGGCACCTGTAGGTGTCTTTTCTTTATATAAAAAAGGCGCATATAGCACCTTAAATTAATTTTTACTATATTTTTCTTTCATTTCTTCCATTTCTATTTTAAAACAATCGGTACATATATCTTTGTATTTCCCCAACTCAGGTATTATTGCATAATGAATTGTAGATTCTGATTCGCCACAATTCTCACAAGTTTCATTTTCTATACGTTCATCATTATTACATACAATAACCGTAGCTATAAATTCACTATCATGTGTTATACATTCGCAAGTCTTATTTGTTATACTGAATTCACTTTCACGAAACCCTCTAGGTCCAGTTCTTTCTTTATTAATGGTTATGTATCCTTCTTTACAAATAGGACATACATAATTATTAATCATTTTTATTTCCCTCCATACACTTTTAATCTAACAATAGAATAACATACTATAACGCACCTCTTTTACTCACATGTGTTAATTTTATAATCTGTTTTTATTAAATTTCACGTACTATATCTGATTGATAAAACTAATTTCGGAAATAGGGAATATTCTAACACGCCCCCACCAATATAAAAACCCCCTAAATAGGAGGTTCAATTTAGTTTGCTTTTCAACTTTCTTAAATAACTCTCTGAAATTCCTAATTCAACCGCTAACTTTCTATTCGATAAACTAGGATATTGTTCTAGTACATTAGATAGTTGTATTAATCTTTCTTGAGTTTTATTTTGTTCTACTAACAAATATTTTTCTCTTTCAACCGATCCTCTTTTAATCTTCTTTCTTAACGTATCTAACTTTCTACGTTCTTCTATAGACATCGGAGCAACGTTATTATTAACTTTTGGAGTTAAAACTTTTTTCTTATTACTTGAACCTTTCTTTCTTCCACCTTTATTAGCCAAACCATTATTTATAGCATGCTGCATATTCTCTTCATTTGTTAACCATTCCAAATTACAAACACGATTATCTGTTTTAATACCATTTATATGGTTTACTTGTGGCTTATTATCCAGGTTCGGAATAAATTCATTTGCTACTATACGATGAACAGTTAATGTATGACGTTTATCCACTGCGTTTAAACTAACAATACAATAACCTTTATTAGTTAACCCTGGTTTTAAAACTTTCCCAGCTACTTTTTTCTTGATACCTCTATAATCAACTACAATTCTATCTAAAGAGTGTATCCTTCCTAAAGAAGAAACCTCATAAATACCTTCATAACCAGAAATAGATTTCCATAGTTCTTCATGCATTAGTAAAACCTTCTTTCTAAAAAAGATATGTAGTCCAAGTAATGTACGGTTTAACAAGACAACCCTGGGACACTTTTGTTTTATGATTAATTTTACTGTTTAAGAAGACAACTGTGGGACATTTTATAATTGTTTTATTAGCCTACCAATCACTGATTTTGATAAGCCTGTTATTTCAGCTAATTTCCGCATTGACGCTTTCGGGTTAGCTTCTTTGGCTGCTTTTAATACTTCTAGCTTGTCCTGTTTCTTCTCTTGTTCTGCTAATAAATATTCGTCTCTTGTTACTGAACCACGTTTCGCACGTTTTCTTTCCGTGTCACGTCTCTGTTTCTCCACTTTATCAATCAAAGTACTCATTTTTTCTTTCTCTTCTTGCGTGAAATCGATATTAAGCTTTCGAATAACCGTATCATTTCGCATTGGCTTAACAATGTTATGCGGTAATCCTATACGCTTATAATCATTCTTCGCAAACTCATCAAAGAAAATCATGGCATCTTTATATGCGTTCTTTGCTGTACGTTCCACTTCTTTCTTTGACTGCGGATCAGCAAGCTTTGCATTGAGTTGAAATGTCATTTCTAACGTCGCTACTTGATTTTTAACAATTAAAGCCGTTGTGAAGGAGTAAATGTATGTTAAATCGTTTCTGTTCTCTATTACACCGTTTCTGAGCTCTACAATCATCTCTAAATCGGCTTTACGTTTTGTATTTAAACTGTAAAGGTCCATTACTCCTTTACGTGCTGGTAATGTTGTTAAAATGCCTTTACGCTTTGTTTTACGCTTTTTCTCAAGTGGTGGCACATATTCATAGAGTTCTTGCAGTGAATACTCTTTTTCCGTCCATAAATCCACTGTGATTTGTTGCCCTGTCTTTCCATGTGTACTATACGGCAAACGGAATACACGGGATAAATCAGAGCATGAACCATCTGCACCAAGTGGCATAAGCATTTTGACAAAGTGATTCGTTATGTATTGTGTTAAATAAGCCATTTGTGGGGCAGCTCCACCGCTTATGCTATAAACTAATTGCACACCACGGCCATTCATGATGATGTTTGGACATGGTAAAAATCCATCATAAACAAAATCGTGTAGCTGCTTAATTACATACTCTTTAGAGAGTCCTATTTTATAAAAGTCTAAGTCAACTCCTATATTGCGTATTTGCTTCAAATCAGCCGTTTTTCTGCTCCCGTGTTCAAATGCATTAAGAGATAGATAAACGTCCTTCAGTCCACGTTCTGAAGCTTTCAACAAATGTTTTAAGTCGCGCAGACCATACCAAATCTGTTTATGTTTTTCATTACTCAAATCTATAGTAACTACATATCCTGCTTTTTTCCGTTCTGACAGATAACATTCATACCAGGAATCAATGAATGTATCATCCTGCGATTTCCGAATCGCCACTGACATACAAATAGCCTCCTTATTCAAATAAAAGGAAGCTACACAAGAGTATATTTATACTTTACCTGTCTAATAGTTTTTGATATTATATAGACAGAAGTTAATAAACAACAAGATATTTCTTGTGTAACTATTATAGAAGGATTCATTCTCAAACTTTGGTCGGAGCGAGAATGGGTCCTTTCGTCTTTTATTCCGTTTTTTCTACAATTATTGTACCGCAAGATTCATAGAGATACAAGAAGAGGACAAGCATTATGCTCGTCCTCTATTTTTCTATTCGATTTAAAAACATTTCTAACGCTTGGTTAACAAGTTCTGTTTTAAATCCTTTTCTCTTACCCTTAGATAATTTGTCCAGACGTTTGATTGTCTCATTTTTTATAAGCCAAGTTTGACGTGTATGTGTATCCTCTTTAGTAACCTTTTTATTAAACTGTTCAAGAAACTGTTCAGTAAACTCATCATGAACATGTTCAGGTTTATTTTCATCTTCTTGTTCATTATTAATTTCATGTTCTGGAACTACTTCAGGAGTATTATCATTGTTAGATTCTTGAACCTGTTCTGGAATCTCTTGACGTTCATTAATTGTTTCATTATCAGCAAGTTCTTCAAATCCTGGTATAGTTGGCTTTTTGACATCTTTCTTACCTTGGGTTCCCTTACCGTAATCCGCTAAATCACCTTTACCAGCACGAGCCATTATACTGTCACCTCTGCCAATAATTCATTTGCTAAATCAGTATATAAGTCTACAACCTTATCTTTCTTTTTAAGAAGTGTAGCTGGTTTTTTCTCATAAGCTATTGCCTTAGCAAATTTAATCGATTTAGGGATAATTGTTTCGAATACTTTAATATCATTTTGTAAACAGAATTTACGACATTCTTGTAATACCTCTTCGTGTAGGGTTGTTGTTCTGTCGTAAAGAGTCGGAACAACTCCTAATAAATTCAGGTCAGCATTAGTTTTAGATTTAAATTTAGCGATTGTATTTACCATTTTCGCTAACGATCTCATACTATAAACCTCTGGTTGGAACGGAATAATTACATCAGTAGCAAATTCCAATACATTAGCTTGTACTAATCCTAAGTTTGGTGGTGTATCAATAAATATGTAATCGTAGTCATTAGCTGCATCTTTCATCGCGTCTTTTAATAATCCAAACGGCGTTGGATATTTTGCGATTTCTGGAAGAACATCCAATTCAAAGAATGACATATCATCATTAGATGGCAACACATCGATATTCTCATGTACATTAATAATTGCGTGTTGAACTGGTAGTCCATCTACTAAAACATCGTACAAAGTGTACTGACATTTATCAGGATTTTGATTAAATGAAATCAGTGCATTTCCTTGATTGTCTGTATCGATAATTAGTACTCTTTTACCTTGAGTCGCTAGTACACCAGCAAGGTTTACAACTAGTGATGTTTTTAAAACTCCACCTTTGTTCTGAGAAATAGATATAACTTTAGTCAAGGTATTCCCCTCCTTTTATCGGTTACATAATAGCATAATGAAAATGAATAGTACACGTAATAATTTAATAAACAAATTAATGTTCATTAACATATTCATAAAACTGAACAGTTTAATGATAACTTTCATGAATATTGTAATTACCTTGAATACATTAATGATTAGGATACTATTTCTTTTAATGTTCTTAAATTCCTGCAAAGAAAAACCCTACTTTATGTAGGGTTAAATCGCTTTCGCTATTTCAACAAGTAACCGCATGAATAACGGGATCATTTGCACTACAATATAGCCAATCCCAGCCCTTGATATAAGACTGAATCCCCGTTCCTGACTTCCAACCATGATAAATAATCCGCCACATAACGCCACAACCGACGCAATCGGGTACGACACGGCTTTAATCAGAAATATAACTGGTTCAAATGCATTTACAATTCTGTTATACAGTTGGCCGTCTATATAGTTCTTTATCTTTCCGTCACTTGATTGAGCATCTTTAAACACTTCACTTGAGTCCATATCTGGACCTGCAGCAAAGGCATGAGTAATATCTATAAAGTTACTGAATATAATAGCACTACCGATTACTAATGATACACGCACTGCAACAGGTGCGTATTTTTTTGCTTTCTTTTTAAACAAGCTCCACTTTTTCTTTGCTCCATAGTTACCATCCATAAAATCCTTGATGCTCATTGTCTCAGTTGCCATATGGACCATCTCCTCAGTTTTAATGGAAATCAGTAACCGTAAATATATTGCAATCTAACCCTTCGCAAAGCTTCTCGATTTGCTTCCTGCGATATTCTGTACATGTATACCAAATGAACTTTGGGGGCTTCTCAAACACATTGCACTCGATTAGTTTTCTGTATTTCTGCATCTTCACACGGTTTGCACTCATCTTCTGTTCGTGATCTATCTCCACAATGTGATATCTCCCATCCTCTTTAAATAAAGCGTCAGCTACTATAGAAACAATCCCCTTCACATTCATTTTCATCTCTTGTTTCCATGTTTTCGGGCATTCGTAGGCAATGTAAATATCATTCCTCATGATGTAGTGTCTGAACTGGTTAGAACGTTTGAGAACCTTCTTACATCCAATACGCTCGCGTCCTTCTTTATTGAGATAATAAACGTTTTCCGAGTCTCTAAATCTAGATACATATTCTGAAAGCTCCTTCATAACACGAGAAGCGTTTCTGTCTCCGCCAAGATTATGAAGCACCTGGATTTGCTTCCTAGTTAAAAATCCCAATCTCTTCAAGCTCGAGAGAATATTGTCCGTTCTTGTTTCCTTCATGGCTAGCTTTTGCATCTTCATTCTCCTTTCTAGCTCTAATGTTGATATGTGGCTTTATGATGTTATCTATTTGTTTGTTATCGATGTACACGGTTTGTAGGACTGTCTTTTCGTTAGTCTGATATATAGCCCTCCCTTTGATATTAGGAATGTTCTCTGCGCCTCCTTCGTCTAGTACAGCACGGCTACCTGCTTCTGTTTGTAGTCTGAAGCACACACGAGCTCCGATGTTTTGACGTAACTGCGATGGAAGTGCCGCATTAGTCGGATATTGAGTCGCATACAGTAATCTGAATCCTGCAGCTCTGCCCCTCCTTCCGATATCGACAATGATATCTTGGCATTCAGGATAAGCAGATAAATCCGCAGCTTCATCCACAACAACAAAGTATCGTACAGGATCTCCTGCTTCTTTTATATCTTCGTATCCGTTTTCTAGTAAGTATTCGTTTCTATTATTCAGTTTCTTTTGTAATTCTCTTAGAGTCTCTAGGGCTTCCTCGGGGTTTTTCGCAATTGATTCGACTTGGTTTAGGAATCTGTATCGGTTGAAAGATAGACCACCCTTCAAATCGATTAGAAATAGTTTCGTATTCTCAGATTGATTACGAACAAGGGCTGTAATAATTAACTTTAATACATTTGATTTCCCCATATCGGTCATACCTGCCGAAATCATGTGTGAGATCGAATCGAAGTCATGTTTTATTAACCCATCTCGTGTAAATCCAATCGGAACTTCCCAACCTTTACATTGCCTCATCATTTCTTCTTCAAACTTCACAAAATCAGGTATCCCCTTCTCGTAAACTCGTATTTTTAATAACCCATCATAGGACAGCTCTATTTCCTTTCTAACGCATTTTTTCTTGTTTATGATGTTTTGTATTTGTTTTAAGATATCTTTTCGTAGGCGGAGAGATTTGAAGTCAGATAGCTTAAAGTCATAAACTTTGCTCTTGTGATTCAATCCGTCCTCTAAATGCTGTATCTTTTGTTCGAAATCGGAGAAGCTAAGACCGAGGGGAATCCTGTACGCGTATTCCACACCCCACTCATTTCTCGTCTTACGGAGCAGTTGTATAGTCCTAGTTTCTTTCCCTTCCTTTACTCTTAATCCACAATTAGTGCAAATACGTTGTATCTTAGAAGCGTCATTTGTCGCTCCTTTTTGATGCATTTTCGAGAAAAGAATTACACCACCAACTGCAGCAGAACTTACTAACTCGAATATCAAAGTTTCCACCACCTTCCCTGTATGTTTCGATAGAAACAGTCCCTGTAGATTAGAAGAGATACAAACAGCTATGAGTCGTTGAAAATAGTAATCTTCCAATGTCTGAAGTATTATTCTGTGACCGAATTCTATTCGGAATAGGTAAAAAGAAGTTTTAAAAGGCTATCAGATTGGAACCGTGAATCGTAATTTGTTTGGTATGGTAAAAGGTATTCTCTACAGCTTGCTCAATATTCACCATTTTTAGGGGGTTATTTTTAGTGAAACTAGGACATTACTAGGGACAACAGATAACTAAAGGAGTGAAAGTTGTGTGGGGTCTTGGGAAAAAACGTACAAAACTAGGAAAGTTTCTTGATAAACATGGAATTGAGCAAGAATGGTTAATTAGAAAATCAGGATTAGGAAGAAATACAGTAGGAGATTTAGCTAATAATCCAGACAGGTCACCCACAAGGAAAACAATGCAAAAAATATTGCAGGTGCTTCGTGAGTTTGATCCAAAGATTAAGGCTGATGATTTTTGGGATATGTAAAAGCTAACTAATTGTAGTTGACTTTATATTTTGTCGACAATTTGTCGAACGAAAAACGAAAAAAACTACCCTTGCAACCGTTGACGGTTATTAATAAATACGGTATATTATAAACTAGATAACCGTTAACGGTTAATAAAAGGAGGAAGTAGCAATGAACGTCATGAAAAAAGCTTGGGAAATCGCTCGCAAAGGTCAACAAAAATTCGGTGGTAAAGTTAAAGAATACCTAGCTCAAGCTTTAAAAATGGCATGGATCATTGTGAAAAGTGGTATGAAATATGTACAGATAACAAAAGAGGGATTTTTGAATGAAATTCGTAACACGGGTAAGTTTGAAGGTTTTTTAACTTATAAAAACGAATTCAAAAACACTAAGAAAATCAAAGTAACGGTTGATTTAGAAAAACAAGAAACTACTATTGATATGGGCATGAAATCTTTATACAGTGACTTATCAGAAGCTATAAACAATTATAGACGACATAATCACTATGCGGGAAATGGAACAGACGTTTATTTTTGGAGAGCTAACTAATGAATAATCCATTAGATCACATCATGGGTGTTAAAGAAGCTGGTGAAATGTGGGGACTGTCGGCAGACCGTGTAAAAGGTTTATGCCAGTCTGGAGAAGTGATTGCTAAAAAAATCGGAAATAGTTGGATACTTGATAAAAATCAACCAAACCCGAAAGGCGGAAGGGGAATGAAAAAATTAAACTACACTAAAATATCCGGACGTCGTTATAAATTACCAGAAGGATATTATGCATTTGATCTTCGATTTGGCGACCAAATATATGATGCGTATGGGAAAAACGTAACTCGAAAAATTATGGGTCATCATAATTGCGAGGATATGATTATAGAAACTGAGGAAGGTATCGAAATACTTGAGTTGATTGATTGATTTTCGATGAGGATGCAGACGATATTAATAATAAAATCTCAATATATTTATAAAAAAAGAGCTGACTCAAAAGAGCCAGCTTAGATTTATTGTAAAACGATATTTTTAAAGGTATTGTCTGTATTAACAAAGTTACGAATGTGATTTTGATTTGTATATGCTTTTAAAGATAGTGAGTTTGTCCCTGAATAAACGAACTCGCTATTTTCTATTACTAATTCATTTGCTGCGTTAGCTGATCCAGATGCTAATAGTGCTGCGAATGATGGATTATTTATTTTGACTTTACAATCATTTAATTTGTAAGCTGTATATGTTCGGTTTGTATCGGATGAAAACAAATTGTTTTTAGTAGTAATAGTGATATTACAGTCTTCTAATGTTGTGTGTGGTGTTTGATTATCCACGTTTGTAACTCCAACTTCACACACTGTATCGAAAAGTTTTGATTTTGTTACTTTAACATTCATAGCTTGTCCACTGAATAGATGGTTTCTTAATTCGCAATTAACGAATTCTGACCTTGTAAATTCACATTCGTCTAAAGTTTGAGCATTAGGGTTTTCTGATCTTACTCGTAAATTTTCGAACCTACAATTATCATATCCTTTCACTTTAAATGTCATTTCTCTCTGTGTGAGGGCTGATTTGAAAGTGCAATTACTTATTTTATTTGCCCTTAACCACGGCGTAGCGACTAGATTTTCTGTGAAAGTAAAATGATTATTGTCGAATGTACAATTATCACCCAATGCAACGAAGTCAGGATTTACGTATTGATTGTTTAATAAAGAAACTCTATAAGAATCGTTACTAACATTCATATTTCCACCTGTAAAACTATTCCCCTCGATATTTACAAAAGCCACACTGAAATTAGATGACATTAATCCGATATTATTTTGACAGTTGTATAAGAAATTATTTTTAATGTTCGCATGAACTAAAGAATAAAGATTGATTGCGATGTAATCAATGTTGTAAATGTGATTGTGCTCTATTAAAACATCGTAACACCCAACTAAAATACCATGATAACTACCGTAAATTTCGTTATCTTTTATAGTGCAACTCGCCCCATAACTATCTTCCATATTTATCGAATATCTAGTCGGGTCGTTGAAAAGCGGCTTTCCATCTAAAAACCTAACCAAACCTTTTCCATTATCACGGATTTTATTGTTTACAATTTTGTTGTAATTGCCGCCAAGAGTAACACCACCCCTATGACCATTAAAAATTTCACATTTTTCAACAACGTTATGATGAGGAATACCCCCATACATGATTGTATATTGTAGATTTTTATTTATATTGTTTTCGTTATAAAATTGAAGTCTGAATTTCGTCGCATTAACAGGGATAGAAATATCTGTATAGATCCTTCTCTTTTTCATGACTCCTATAAATTTGTTGTTATTGTCATAAAAAAAGATGTCTAGGTCTTTGCTATTTAAATTTGTTGTTCTAGCATATCCGGAACCTGCTATAAGTAGAGAATGTATCTTTGGAGTCAAATCTTGAGGTATGTTTATCAATCTTGTTGTGAGTGTATTCGTTGAGGGAATAGGTTGTCCGGTATTGTAGTCTAAAGAATTTAATGTAAGTCCTTGATCAAATTCTCCGTAATCAAATATAGAATTTGAGCTAAAAGAAATGTTATCGCCCATATAATCATGAACTTCACAAAGTTTTGCTTTACAATAAGCAGAGCTTCTTTCAAAAACAATTCCATATGTGTGCTCCATTGCGACTTCCCTAGAATCTAGAAAACTGCGATCTGCTCTGCATCCTATTATTTCTCCACCATATATACGGGATTTAAAGGTTTTGCTAAAAATAACACTGCGCCCTTTGAAGTTGTAATAATCATTTGTTGTCCTGTTATCAAAAGGTGATTTTCTATTAGAGTCATAGATGACTTTAAGCGTAGATCCATTTAAATTCAGATTCAAATTTGAAACCATTCTAATTTCGCGTGGATAACATAAAGCATATTCCCCCTTAGGTAATCTCGCCTCACTATAATCATTTTCTGATGCATATTGCAGAGCTGCGTTAATTCCTTGGATGTTTTTATCAGCTTGAATATAATCTGTGTCTACATAAGGTTTATTAGGTAATCCTTTTTTGATGCCCCATTTTTCTAAGTCAATCGAATATATCATATACTTTTCACCTCTTCTTTTGAATTTATAAAAAAAGCACTCCGTTTTAAGGAGTGCTCCGAATTATTCTCACTTCACATATACATAGGCTTCATTTGCTGTTATATAGTATGTTTTCCCTTTGCTATTGTGTACTTTGTACTGCGGTGAACCATTGACAGTTACTTTGTCATCAATTGCAAATCCTAAACCTGCATCTAAAGTACCAGCAACGTCTTTATCCTGCCAAGATGGAGCGTCATAGAAACGTAGGTTGTCCACTTTAGCAACAACACGCTTCCCTACAATTGGATTAACTGGCTCTTTCTTCTCAAACTTGATATAAGAAGGATTGTTATATACCCACTGATTTCCACCAAGATTTAACCAACCATCTTTTTCGCCCCAAACTTGGTATGCTTCTGGTTTATTTAGTTGACGAATAACAGAGTAGCTTGCATCCGGCCCTTTACGTAAATTAACGTTATTACCTTGAATGTATGCAACTCCTTCAACATTTGCAGTTGGTACTTCTGCTGGTTTAGATGGTTTCTCAGGAACAGAAACTTCAACACTAGAGTTATTGTATGCACGTTTCACATCTGCACGGAATTGATCTTCAGATACACCGTGACTACGTAAGTAATCAAGTGGGTCTTCGTGGTCTGTACCGCCAAGGTACTTTGTTACATCATAGTGAGTCCATAATCCTTTTTCTACAGATAATCCGCGGTCACGTAAAATTTTAGCAAGCAGCTTCACATATTTATCATATGAAACTTTGAATTTATCATAATTAGATGTTTCGCACAGTTCTACGTGAACGAAGCGTTTATTTGCACCTGGGCCACCACCATAAGCGATGTAACGTGTATCCGCAATCTGAATTGTTTCATTCCAATCGACTGCGTAATGAACGAATGCATTCCGCCAAGTACGAGATTCATAGCGTTGGATATTAATTGCCGGTGCCTCTGGAGTTGCTGTACTATGTGCCACAACACCCTCATAAGCGCCTACACCATAACGGTATGGTTGCTTTGGTAAATCATCGATAATAAGCGTTCTATCAGCGAAAGCTCCTGTAGAAAAACTAAACAGGAGTATCATAGTCATAAATGAAGAGGAAACGATTTTAATTGATTTTTTCATTAGGCATCTTCTCCTTTTTCTTCGTGATCAGTCCAAATACCCAAAGCAATACCAAATAAATAAACAGCCTTTTCGACCTTATCCAAATTTCCTTCGAATCCGGTCATTCCAAAAACTGATAAAATTAATCCAAAGCATGAAAAAAGCGCAACCCATGTTTTCCAGTTGCGCAAACGTTTTAAAATATTTTCTTTTGTAAGTGGCAAGTCTTATACACCTCCTTTCAATAACAGTCCAATAAGTGCCGTTACAATTGCACCGATTATGATGCGGAGAATCCATGTGGTGTTGGCGCTGATTTTATCAAGTTGCTTATTTATATTAACGATGTCTTTTTCGTTCCCTAAAGTACGTGACTCTAAGTTACGAATATCTTGCTGCATTACTTTTTGTTCTGACTTAATATCTTTTTGATCTGATTTAATTTGTTGGATCTCTTGTTTTAAATCAATAATCTCTTGCATCGTTTCACTCCTTTTCAAAATAAAAAGAGAGACGAGTTTCGCCTCTCTCAATCTATAAAATTTAATCTAAGCCGGTATTTTAAGCAAAATAAAAAAGACCAGCTTTTTGCTGCTCTGTAGGGAAAATCTCACTTAATTAGCTAATAATTGTTGTACAAGCGCCTCAAGTTTGGATATTCTTTCCTCTTGAGCTACATTTTGTTCTTTCAAAGAGTTTATTTCCTTTTGTTGTTCGTTCTGTCTTAGCATGATTTGTTGAGTAGCTGCAATATTTACAGTAATCAACGAGTAAGGAACTACAGATTTTTTATCTTTCCCTTGGAATTGCTCTGGAGTTTCCTCTGCAACGAACCCGTATTGAAGGAAATCACTAGAATGCTCTCTTAAGTAGTCGATCCCGTACTCTTCTACATCCTTATTTAAGAAATATTGACTAGGTTTCAATAACATTAAAGCATCTACTTCATCGCTTTGGATTGCTTGAATGTCTGCTTTTATCTCTCTAGTAGAGCGCTGAGTCCAAGTAACGCCAGATACATCAAAAGCTGCCCACAGATTATTACAGTTTACGTTTGCGTACAATGAATATATCCCCTGGGCAGGGTCATATCTCTGAAGGAAATAGAACCCTTCTTTGTTTCTTTCTCCTTTGTGAACCTTGATATGCATATTGTGGTATGTTGTAGCAACCGCTTCTAAGTTTGCAGTATCATCTAATTTTATTATGAAGTCATTTGATATCTGAGTACGTTCTTTTCCGAATGAGAATGTATCGGCTGATCCCCCTACAGATAGGAAACTATAACCTCTTCCTCTCATGCGGATATCTCCTAAATGGCTTGCATTGAGATAAATATCATCAGATGCAAGTACATCAATAGAGCCAGTTGACTTAAGAGCCATTTTAGTTCCGCCATATCTTGTAAAAGAAATATATGAACTCTTAAGAATATTACCCTTAGCGTCCTTCCCGGAAGCAAGACCTATACTTGCTACTGATTCTGTGAAGTTTGTAGCACTAGGAGTCGTATGATCAAGTACTAACGAGTCATTGACGCTACCACCTGCTCCAGAGTAATCATTACCAAGAACAAGAGCCTCCGTAAATGATCCGTCTGTGGTAGGTACGAACCCTAAGTACCCACGAGACCTTCCAGTCCCGAATAAAGTCAAGTTCTGCTTCTCAAGTCGCATATGGTTATTAGCACTTGTTGGGTCCTCTGTCATGATAAGGCAACCTTTAAGAGAACCTGAGCGGATATGTTTAGCTTCTACATATCCATCTAAGTAAATCTTCTTAGCTTGAATTGCTGCGGCTTCACTTGAGAGATTGATAGCTCCTATTACTCCGTTGCTATCTACTTTTAAGCTAATGTTCTGAGAGTTGACTTTAATTTCTGATTCGTGTCTATCTACAATAGCTTTACTCCCATAGCGTCCGTCTCCTTCTGTTTTAGTGTAAACGTCCGTAGACTTAGCTCTTAAGTTTATCTCCTGTGTAGTCTGCTGATATTGAGTATCATATAAGGAGTTACGTGTATTATATTCTGTCTTAGTAACACGATCAGCAACTTCTTTAATCATAGCGTCATAGTTTACAATGTCTTTAGGGTTCTCTAAGTAAGTGGGTAGTTTATCACCTACGTTACATTGAGGCTCCGATACCCAAACAGTCCCGGCTCTTCTAATCCATATCTCTATACGAGCATGTGTAATAGGGACATCAGGAGCGTCATGTTCTATAGTGAATCTAGTCCATTGTCCATCTACAAGCTTATCTTGAAACTCAATTTGCTTGTATCCAGGTATCGCAGTAGAACCATTGAAGAATTCTATCTTATATGCTGCTCCCATTGTTATATTGTATTTATCTTCAGTGAACAACATGGCTGAGAATTGAAATTTCCCTTGTTTCTGATAAGCAGGTACATCTTGATAGATACCGTGCCAGATATTTGTATCAGTGTGAGTTGTTTCAATCTTAACAGACCTACTTGCTCCATACCTGCGAGTTTCATCTACTGTGATTTTTCTATCTGTACTGTCCTTGTCAGCATTCCATCTATCTAGAGAGGGAGTCGATGTTGAAATATTCCCAAAGCTATCTAATGTATATTTTACAAACTGAGTATTCATTAGGAGATTATCCGCTCCAAGTTCGCCAATATACTCCTCCATTTGCTTCTCAGATACTTTTGTACCTAGCTCACCTTTAATGTTTGTAATCTCAGTAGTAATCCCTACAGTGTCTGGTACCAGTGGTTCCCAGTTAGTTCCATCCCAAAGTTTTAATATCTTGGCAATCGGATCACTGGAGTCTAGCCATAAAGTTTTACCTGCTTCTAGGTCTTCTGTAGGAGCAGTAGGACTCTCAATAATAGCCGTCTGCATTTTATCCATGTTATCTTGCACCTGTGTAGCAAGGTCCCTTGCAGTTTGTGATTCCTTTTGAGCCTCATCTGCTTTCTTTCCTGCCTCAGTAATAGCATCAGTCTGACTGTTTACTTTCTCCTGTAATTGATTAAACATCTCAGCAGGTACTTTATCTTGAAGAGAAGCTAAGATACGTTGATAAGCTCTGTAGGCGGCATCATCATTGTTTTGAATCTCTCTATAGTTACCGAAATAGAACTTGTCCTGCCTAGGATCTTTAAATGACTCATCTGCAGCAATAGCTCTAGCCTCTAAGAAAATAGGAGGGCTAATAGATTTATCTTTAATGAATACAGTGTCTCCTTCATTGATCGCCTCATGTGTCAGACCTGCAATTTTAGCTAAAGAGACAGCGTCAACTTCATAGACTACATTTGTAGCTATTCGCTTTTTAAGAGCAGCCTTTGTCAATGTGAGCAGGCGCTCTGGAGTCATATTTTGATTATCAGTCTCTGGAGTATAAAACCCAAAGCGATGCTTCCCGTTTATGTTCCATCGTTGAAAGGCTTCATCATCCACTACGTAGGGAATGCCATTGTTAGCATCTGCTACAGTGATTACCTTCTCTTCTCCGTCTGATCCCTTTACAGTTACATATCCTATAAGTGTAGTGATAACTCCCTCTGAGTTCTCTTTACGGACAATCCCCTGCAGGTCTTTCCCTATGGTGATTTCCTTAGCTGTTAATCTGCCTCGTTTTTCTACCAGGTCTACATATCTCTTAACTATAAATGCTCCCTGGACAATAACTCTGTATTGCAGTTCATAACCATCAAATGCAGAAGCTATCATATTATTAAACTGCAGAGGTGAAATAAACTCTGTAATGGTCATGCTACGAGTCCCCGTAATCTCAACGTTCCCTACAGACCAATCTGATCCGTTTAAGGACATAGCTAAATATTGCTGAGCAGTCATTGAAGAGAGCTTTTGAGGAGGGAAATAGGATTCTCCTGCAAGTAAGGTCCACTCCCCACTTGCAAATATCGTAACTGTCTTAGTTACAGTGTCTTTTTCCGTCTCAGTGATAACATAAGGAGTCATTATACCGGGACGGGTTTCTTTTATGATGATATTTTGTTGCTGCAAGAGAGGTTCATAAGGGGAGCTCTCAAGTATTTTGAAGTCTAACATATCTACGGAGTTTTTAATTTCCCAGTGTCTTTTGTCCTCTACATATTCATGAGCGCGTATAACTCCTATTACTAGTTTTGTTTTAAAGTCGACTATGTGTAAATCTCCGCTTTGCTTTCTCATTATCTGTATCTCTCCCTATATGTTATCTTTGCGGTACCTATAGCCTTAGGACGTACAATAACCTCATTTACTCCTCTCTTTATGACAGGAAAGTCACTGAATAGATCCTTAATACTTATAGCGTTCTTCCCGTTTATCGTTACAAGGGCTCTCTCTGTATCAATTACAATACTGTCTCCTTGATCTACAATGTAAGGAGTAGCATCTACAGGTATACTAAACTTCTTGTACACTTTTAAGTCTTCTATAAAGATTGCGTCTAGTGGGCTGTAATCTCCGTATCTAAATATCCCTACGGCTACTTTTGTTACCGTTGAAGCAGTAGCAGGATTAGAATTATTTATATCTCTCCAGGTTTCTATAATAGTCTCATAGTCCTGGTAGGTCCCTTTCTTGTATAAAGCGGAATAAGCTGTCCATACATTCCCCTCTCGTGTTAGCATGACATGTCCTCTGAAGTCTGTGAACGAGCTAGGTGTCCTTCCAGTATCATCTATAAGTGTTTTCTCTTCAGGTCCATCATTTATGACTGTATAAGCTTTTGTGATTGAAGAAGTGTCGTATTCGTCCTTCATTCCTAATTGAGCAACAATATTGTCATTAGCATCTAATAAGAAGAGCATGATAGTTCCCATTCTGTTATAGCTTAAAGAGTCAAAAGAAAGTCTCATATCAACTTTGAAGTCTGTAGCTCCTCCAGGAGGAAGGGATTGCTTAAGTATTGGACCGTACCATGTATTTTCCTTAATAGGTCCATACGTTTTAGGACGGAAACCATGTCCACTTCCTGCTATTTCCATAGCTCCAGAACCTTCAAAAAGTGAGCCTAGTTGTCCTGTATGAGAAGACCACTTAGAAAGATCATCCATCTTGTCCCATATCACACGAGACTCTTGAGCAACTAGCTTTGTCTTCGGTCCAGTCGGATAACCTAGACGGAAATATTCATTGCCATTCCAGACATCTATAAAAGGACTCTTGTCCATTACATTTATCTCTACAATAGGATTTGACTCTACAGTCCCTTTATTAGCAATATCCACTTTTAAGTCGGTCCCTGTAGCATCAAGAGCAAAGTCTTTAACCTGTGTAGTTCCAAGCTTATAAGGCATAGGACATACAAAGCGTAAAGATCCTTTACCTTTGAAAATTAATTCCTCTAGGTCCGTCTCTCCGTCAAGCATAGCCATGTAGGTTCTGTCTGCCTCATCATCAAAAATGAGCTCCTTTGGTTCATCTTGTATGAGCCAGTCTGCTAAGTCTTCTTTCTTCTTCTGCAAGTCCGCTTGATCTTTAGCCTTAAGTGTCACAGGGATCTCAATAACTCTCACTTTCGTGTTAGTCTGCAGGTAGTATCCGCCTGGTCTTCCTGGAGCCGTCAAGATATCACGCTCAATAGGAGCCCACGCTACACGGTTAAAACCCATCATGATATATAAGTAATCTCGCTTAGTTCCGTTAAATTTAAAACTAGCCATGTTATCAATTCCCTTTGCTTTATTTAAAAAGAGCCCTCCATAGTGGAAGGCTCACAAGTTGTTCAATCTAGAAAGCAGGGACCACTTGAGGAGCAAACTGAGCTTGTCTACTTGTTCTACGCTTGTTAGCATTGTCAACGTCCTCAGATATAACCTCACCTACTACTTTTTTATCCATAACAAGATAAGTAGGCGCCTTCTCTTCATTAGCTTGTCCTTGCTTTTCTTGGCGTGCATTTTTGTCTTCTTTGCTCTGTCCAGTGATTCTTTCATAAGAAGTAGGAGCCATCGAGATTGATCCGTTTAAGATTTCATCTACTTTAGGGAGTTTGAAGCCTGGAGATACTCCCATGTTTAAATCTTTGAAGTTATCATTACCTAAGACGTTCCCTAGCTCAATGTCATTAGAAAGAGCTTCAAAGCCACTCAGGACTGCATCAGCCATTTTTGTAGCTGCTTTTACTGCATCGCTTGTCATATCTGTAATACCTACTGCAAGACCTTCAGTAATGAATCCACCTACGCTCTTCATTACCCTCGAAGGAGAGTGAATGTCAAAGAATCCTGTTACAGCATCTTTAACCTTTCCAGCAACCTTTTTAGCTGCATTGATAGCGTCTGAAGCCATCCCACTAATACCATCAGCAAGACCTCTCACTATATCCTTACCTGCACTCAATAACATAGAGCCTGCATTAGAGAAACAGTCCTTAATAGCTTTAACAATGTTGTCTTTTACCGTCGAAGATACTTCACTAGCCATCTTAGCAATACCTTTGATGAGCTCCCAAATGATTTTCACACCTGCTTCAAGAATCTGAGGAAGGTTTGCTATGATAGTTTTAATGATTTCATAGATAATCTTTAAAGCAGCAGCAGCTAATTGAGGAAGAATTTTAACTATCCCTTTAATGATTTCCATTAGGATTTTTACGCCTGCTTCGAGAATCTGAGGAAGGTTATTCATGATAATAGTAATCAACTGAGTTACAATCTTTATAGCCGCTTGTATAATCTGAGGTAGCATTTTAATAATTCCGTTTACGATTGCCATTAAGATTTTTACACCAGCGTCTAATATCTTCGGCAAGTTTTGGAGAATCATAGTGACAATCTTATCAACCAACATTACAGCCGTACTGATAAGGTTAGGAAGTACCTTTACAATTCCGTTAATAATAGCCATCAAGATTTTAATACCTGCGTCTAATATTTTAGGAAGTAAAGTTATAAGAGAATTTAGTAAAGTATCCATAATCTTTAAGGCTGCATCAATAATTTTAGGAAGATTGTTAACAATTCCATTGATAACTGCCATTAAGATTTGCATACCAGCGTTCAGAATAATAGGAAGTAATGTTCCTACAGTGTTCACTAAAGTGTTGATAAGCGTAGTAGATACATTCACTAATGAAGTAACAGCCGTAGGTAATACTTGCAAGATACCTTCAATGACCTTTGTTAAGATTGCTACACCTTGAGCTATAAACTGAGGTAGGTATGTTGTGATTAAATCCACCATAGTTGTAATAACTGTAGTTATAGCGGTAGTGATAAGTGGCATCGTCTGAGTGATTCCTTGAATGATGGTAGGTAAGAATCTAGAAGCAGCTATTAGGAGTCCTGGAAGACCTCCTACAAGCATAGCGATTAGAGACGGCATAATAGTAGAAAATATAAGTCCTAACTGTGATGTGTCTCCTCCGATAGCCAACCTTATAGCTTCAACGAGCCCAGTAATTGTATTACGGATAGTAGCTACTGCACCTCCTAGGAGTAAAGCAGCATTTTGGACCCCTAAAGGAAGCTGACTAATCCATACGTTCATAGTGTTTCCTGTAGCGACAACTCCTACGATATACTTTGATAGAGTCGCTAGTGATGTTCCAAATGAGTTTAACGATACAAGTAATGGAGCTATTGCGTTTGCGATTCCCTGTATAGGTGCAGGCATTGTAGCAACCACGTCTGCAAAGTGGTCTCCAGTGATTAAAACACTAGCTAAGTAAGTCCCTAAAGTAGCCATCGCATTAGCAAATGAGTTAAGAGCCACCATAGCAGGAGCCAGTGCTGTAGCTATTCCCTGTATAGGTGCAGGCAAGTTAGAGATAACATCACTAAAGCTATCACCTGTGAGAAGTACATGACCTAAGTATTTTCCTAACTCAGTAGTAAGGGAGATGAATTGCTTTATTCCTGTAATTGCAGCCGTCAGAGCTTTTCCTCCAAGATCCATGAGAGAAGATGTCCATTGCTTCATTGCCGCTACCGCTCCAAGAATACTCTTCTTGAATGTCTCGTTAGTCTTCCACAAGTGAGTAAATCCTACTACAAGTCCTGCTATAGCAGCAGCAAGTATCCATGCAGGAGCAGACATCATAGAGAATCCAGTAATGATAGGCATTATGACAGGCTTAATAGCAAACAAGATAGCTCGTAATCCCTTAAAGTATCCAATCCCTAAAGCAAGCGGAGTAAGGACTACCATTAGAGCAGGTACAAGCATCATCATGCCTTGAATGAATTTAGCCAAAACTGGATGAGCTTCATTAAACTGAATGACCATCTCTGCAAGTTTGGCAATAAAGTTATACATCGGAGTCATTACCGAAGCAAATGCACTCACCATTGGTTCAAACGCTTTAGCTAGCTTCTCAAGCATATTGTTGAAAGCTTCAGCGTACTTTGTGTTATCCTCCATAGCTTTCCCATGAAGAGCTCCGTAGAATTTAGCAGCACCTGCAGCAGCGGCTCCGAAGATTATCGGAAGTGCCATCATTTGAGTTCCCAAATCACGTATAAAGTCATTGTATTTCTTTACAGAGGCGTTAGCTCCTAAGAACTCTAGAGCTAACTGCTGAGGGCTACCAGAGCGCGCTAATCTATCAAGTGAATCTACTGCAGTAAGAGCAAGCCTACTAGTATTGTAAAGAGGGTTATTCATAGTAGTAAGGTTATTTTGAAAGCGCGAAGCTGTGGAGCTTGCGTTATTGAGCATCCCTATAGTCTGATAAATACTCGTTAGAGCCATTCTATTAGAGTTTATAGCTTGATCATTAGCCGCCTTCTGGGCTGCTCCTAACTCATTGATTCTAGCTATCATGTCATCTACGGATCCTGTATAAGAGCCTGCTGATTGCATCAATTGGAAGTATCCGTATTGAGCTTCTATTTGAGCCTCACGAGCCCCTGACATGCCTGCTTTCATTTGATGCTGGTAAGCTTTCATTTCGTTCATCATTGCCATATGAGCAGCAGACACTTGAGTATATCCTCTAGTTATGTCACTATTCATTCGAGTAAACTCAGAGCCGAACGTACGAGTCATTTCACTTGTAGCGCTATTCATCCCACCACCTAAGCGGCTAATCTCATTATTTATCTCAGTTACTTCTGTACGGGTAATACTGCTAAGTCTATCTAATTCTGATTGATAGGAGCTATTGAGTTGTGACACAATAGACTGTATGTTTGCTCCTATGCGGATAAGTTCGTCATTTACTTGTAAAACTTCTGCCCTTACGTCACCGTCAAGAGGATTGAAACCATCATCAAATAATCTCCGAGCAGCTTGTCCTATAGATGTCATATCACTTCCGATTTCTTGGAGCTGCGCATTGATGTTGTTAACGTTTGGGCCTACATTTACACCAATATCATCAAGTTGCTCATTGATTGAATTCACATTAAAGGTAAAACTATTTCCAATATTACCTAGTTGGTCATTTATGTTTGATACACTTGAGCCAACATTACTACCAAGATTACTCATCTCAGACTCAAACGCTTGCTTAATAGTACGAGCTACGGAGCCCATATTCGAACCCATACGAGCAAGCTCTTTGTTTATCTTCTCAACGTCTTTTCGTACGTCCGTACTATCTATTCGGGCATCTATCTTTACACTTCCGTCAGCCATGTATATCACGCTCCTTAGTTATCTAATTGTCCCCAGGAGCCCTGCTATGAGGTCTTAATCATCTGTTGTAGGTTTAATAACCTTGTCCTCTTGAGCTAGTTGCTTGCGTGCTTCTTTATAACGTCTCATGCGTTCCTCGTAAGCTTTCAACTCTCTAGCCTCTCTCATGGCCTTCGCTTGAGGCAGCTCATAAAAGGCTTTCTTCTTTTTAATGTCCTTCACTTGATCTCCGTTATCTTTAGTCTTCTTAGGGACTTCACAAGTGCGGTACTTAATAGCAGTCTTCATAGGTGTCTCTTCTGACAAGTTATTGAATAAAGCTAAGAACTCGTTCCATAATAGTTTCCCTTGCTGCTCGATTAGATTAATCTTGTAATCATACAAAAAGGACGAGTATATCCGCTCAGCATCTATAGTAAAATCAACTATAGGAAGCTCTTGGAATGTCTCGTCCTCTTCAGATTCATCTGTGGAGTTATCCTTATTGGTCATCTCATTGATTCGTTCCTTCTTATCAAGGTCTATATTGAGCTTTGCTTTAAAAATATCAATGAGAAGTTTATTAAGTTGTTCCCCGTTTAGCTGAGCTAGTAAGGAGCGTTCTACTACAAGCATATTGAGGGCTATTAGAGGTTTGCTCTTATCAGACACCGTTGTATCATCGAATAGCTTCAGCATAACGAGGATATTATCATAGGAGAGGTTTAGTTCAATAGCCACGCCTCCCCAGGTCATTACATCCACATTACGCTCTGTAAGTGAGAATCTTGGTCCCATATGGAATCACCTTACTTCTTAGTTTGAGTCAAGTATGCATCTAAGTTACTTCCAGCTTTAGCACGTAGCTCTGCTTCTACTAGTTTAGTTAAATAATTTACTAAACTAAATAGATTCATAATAGAGCGTCCTGCTTTCTCATACAGTTCCTCAAAAGTATCTTCACCTAAGAATATCTCGATAGCATCTTTTACAACCTCACGTTGCTTTGCATTCATATCACGTAGTTGTTCTGGAGTAGCTTCACGGATATCAACTTCTTCAGCCTGTAACTCCTTGGCTTTCTTCTCATAAGCCACAAAACCTTCTTGATACTTTAACATTGACTCATCATCAAAGCTCACTTTGTAAAGGTTTCCTGCTACATCAATCTCTCTATAAGTTTTCTCAAAGTTAAATTGAAACTTGTTTTCTACTACGTTAGTCATTATGGTTATCTCCCTTTGGTTTTATATTTGCCTCCGTCGAGGTTTTTAAGTTATTCGAATAAGTTAAAAATATATTTTTATCACTCTAAAAAAGCTATCCACTGAGAAGGGAATCAATACAAGCTCCCTCTCAATGTAATTCGATAGCATGAACAGAAGGTTAAGCAGAAGCTTTCTCTGTAAACTCTGGAGCTCCGTCAAAAGCAATATTGAACTCAATTTCACCCTTACTATTCGCGTCTCCTCCGGGAACTTTGATCTCTGAGATAGTCGCTGGACCTTCCCATTTGTCACCGTTTGGCTCAGTCACTCTAAAGTCAGTCTTACGAGCGTCTCCAATTTGGTTGACTTTCTTAAGGATAAAGTCTTGAGCCTCATCACCATAAGAACGATGACCTTCAAAACCATAGCTCATCATGAAACCAATAACAGACCGCTCAGAAGCTCCGCCTCCGTCATAGTAGTAATCCTCTTCTACTTCCTCGTTATTATCGGGATCTACTGACTTGATACCTTTGGCGATAACAGCCCACTTAGGAGTAGCCTCCGTTCCTACATTGATCTCGAACTTATAAAGATGGTTCAATAGATATGCCATATATTAATTACCTCCTATTTCTAATTCCACACTAAAAAGTGCAGTATATATCCATTCATTTGCTGCTGTCTTCTCAACAAAATTAGGCTCCACATACACATTCAAACGTCTTAGTGTATAGGAGCCGTCTATAGCGTAGAAAACACGCCTATGAACGTTATTTAGTTCTCTTGTAATAAATTCAACTGTGTTGTTTACTTCCAGTTGATTACTACTTTTCGCAAGAATTTGAATTTGTTTGTTGATGATTTCGCCTTCGTAATATTGCTCTCCTGGTGCAGAGGAAATCATCCTAATAGCAATACTTTTTCGCGGTGTATCATTTACTCCTATATCCAATAAATCAGCTTTTATAGGAGCAAATAGGACACTCGGCTGCAAAGTAGTGGTTAAATGCTTCTTGACCGATTCAATTAGCCATATCATATTTGTCCTCCTATAAGTTCCGTTTAATCTCGTTTTCTACGATTCTTGCCCAATCCATAACATGCCTAGCCTTTGCTTCCTCGAACCAGAGACCTCTGGCATTAGGATTCACATCTTTAGAGAAATTATATTGTGGATTATAATAGATCCTCCGGGCATAAGGTGTATTCCATTCTATATGTCCTTCTCCCGGTCTACTGAATCTAATGCCCGACCTCTCCACCTCACCTGTATCTTTTGGAATGTAGAAATTGCTGTCTTTCAGCACCTGCTGATCTAGTGCAAATTGTGCCTTTTCAGTAGCTTCAATTACTTTCCCCTCAATATCAGGTGTATCAATTCGAATATTTACCCGAATCATACTAGCAACACCTCTATGTGGTGTAATCTGCTTCGGTCATAAAAGTCACTGACTTTGCTAACGGTCATTTCTTTACCGTTAAATATGACTTTGGACTTCTCCTTGAAAGTAACAGGTGTCGAATGTACTGCATCATGAAATAACATTGTTTGCATTACAGTACTGTCTCCATTACCGTTAGATACAAATGTCTTTTTAGGTTCAATTCGAACCCTTTCAATCGTTACAGCTGGTGCGTAGTTATCACTTCCACCCCAAGTATCGTCTTCACCCTTATACTCTAAATACTCAATTGTATGAATTAATATTGAACGTCTGATTGGTTTAGCCATAGACGCTCACACCTGCATAAAGAAGTCCTGTAGGTCTAAGGTAATCCACAACAGTAATAGCATATCTATCGTAATGACTCGGCCCATCTTCCACACCTGCGCTCATCCCATTCTCAGAATAAGAACCAACAGAGAAGCCGCCGCCTCCCTCACTAACTGTAGCTGAAGTGATACCATTGATAGCTAAAAACTCAACTTGTGCAGCAGTCGCTTTTTTAACCTGGTCACGAATAAAAGGCGCAACTTTATCGAAGTCAACTCCTTGTAATTTGTAACCTATGATGCTATCTATCTGCTCACTGGCTCTTTTTATCATTCTTTTTAATAACGTTTCATCAGAGACTTGAGTCCCTTCGTAATCGTTATTATAGTAATCAACATCTATATAAGGCATGTGATCACCTACTTGGCTGCAGATTTTTTAGGCGCTTTTAACTCTTTTAATTCCGCTTCTAGTTCCTCGATGCGATCAAGTGCCACGTTATGCTCTGATACAGTAACATTGCGGCCGCCAGTAGCACGTTTGATGATCTTTCCTTCTTCGCCGATCTGATCAAAACCATCATTCAGATAGCTTTCTAAGAAGTCTTTTTCAATGTGTAATACTTTATTCAATCGTTGTACTTTTACTGTGTTACTCATGTAACCACCATTCCTTTCATAATAAATAAGAGAAAGTATAAAACCCTCTCTTATGCAATGATATTAATTTTAACGCCGTCAACTTTAGCGCCTAAAATGAACACATCCCAATATTTACGCTCATAGTAAAGGTATTTTCCACCAGTAGCGGCAGAAGGAGTATCTAAATCAACAAATTCATATTTTTGTGGAGCTACCATTGATAATGGATGAATTAAGATCATGTTGATCTGTTTTGCTGCTGCATCCGGTACCGCTCCATTCGTAAAGTTGTATGCTGTTTTCATACGGCTTGATGGTACTGTTACGATTGTTACATCATCAAGCGAATATACACCGCGGTTTAACGCTTTTTCATTAGTACCAGAGATATCAAGTTGACGTTGTAATTCTTTAGCGGCTTTTACAGTCTTTTTAACAGTAGGCGTAATATAAAGAATGCGTCCTGTTTGCGGCACTTCTGCTTCGTCCATTTGTTCCATGAAGTTATCAAATACAGTAAGGAAACTTTCAGGATCAAGTACAGTTACATCAGCAGTTTTTCCTGCTCCTGTGAATTCAGCATATAATTTAGAAGCCATGTATTTATCGTGCTCCGGCGTTGCTTCTTCTTCATTGAATACGCGCGTAATATTAGCGATAGAAAGAGCCATATTTGTTTCGTCAACGTCTACTGGATCAACTAAAGTACGAAATTCACGGTCATGTCCTAAAGTTTTTGGTTCAAATGAATTGTCAACGCGGCGCGTATAGTTTCCGACAACGTCACGATTTACATCGGTGTAACCACCAACTTTAATACGTGGAATCATGATTGTTTTTGGTCCTGTCCATTTTACTACACTGTTATTAGGTGTATCGTATAAAGCTCCAAACGCTAAACTTTGAGAAAACTTTTGAACTAATACCTCTTGATATTGAGAAGCATAATTTAATGTAGCCATTAATAAATCACTCTTTTCTTTTTTATTTTTTGCAAAACAAAAAGCCATCTATAAAGATGACTCGTTAAAACCTATTACTTTTTAATACCGAATGCAGCAGCCCATTTGTCAGATTCTGACATTGTTGTTTGTTGGTGTTGGCCGTTTGAAAATGTCGGTTTCGGCTTTCCTGGATCTGCAGGCGGCTGCTCCACTACACCTTTAAAATGCGGAAACTCTTCAACTACCATTTTGATAGCCTTTGTAATGTCTACATCATCATTAACCTTAGTTTTCGCTAGAGTAATAACTGCATTTAAGTTCTTTTCTTCTTTGATATCTAATTTAAGCGCGGCTATTTGCGCCTGAGAATTAAAAAGAGACTCATCTTTTTCTTTTAATTGAGTCTCAAAGGTTGTTAACTTTTCATTTATTTTTTCTTGCTCTGTTTTCTGTGACTCTTGGTATTCATTCCAACCTTTTACCGTTTGTTTCAACTGATCTAAGTTCTCCACACCAAGTTTCTTCAAGAATGATGCTTCCTGCTGCTGTTTCACTTCATCCATCTGCTCTTGTGTAAAGGTAACAGGCGGCTGTACAGGTGGTTCTTGAGCTGGTGGTGTAGTTTCTGGTGTTACATTAGGATCACCTCCCCCCAGTGTAGTATTAGTGATAGATCCTTCTGTAGTGTGTGTAGTAGGGTCTCCAGGTGGTAAATTATTAAAGTGCTGCATCTCTTTAACTCTTAATCTAGGTTTAAACATGTTATTTTTCCCCTCTCTCTAATACTCTAATTGATCTGATTTCTTCGCTTCTAATCATGAAATCATCTAACAAAACAAAATATACGTTTGATTCTAATTGTTTTTTTAGTGATTCCATTATTTCTTTAACGCTTGTCGATTTGACAGGAACGCTAGTTTTTTCACCGTCATGAAATTCGAATATCACATGAAACATAATTAACACCCCTTATATAATTTGTTCGCGATTAGGTTGCCTTTTTCTACCGGTAGCTTTGATGAATTCCCTCATGTTAGCCTGGCGCTGCGAAACTTTATTCTTCGCTAGCTTCACACCTTCTTTGTCACCGATAGCTTCCATCATTTTGACTTCTCTTTTCGCTTTTTTAATTTGACGCTCTAGTGAACGTTGTTGTTGGCTCTCTTCATACGCTTTTTCATTTTCAGATTCGTCGTATGGTTCGTATGTTTGTTTAGACATACCTTCGATATAGACATACTTAATATGACGACAATTACAACCTAACAACCCGGAAGCTTCACCGTATGTTGTCGTTGAAAATGCAGGATACTTTTTGCTTTTACCGCTCATTGAATAAATCTTACCTTGATACGGCGCACACCCGGGGCGCGCGCCTAAATGTGAGCTTACTTCAACTAAATCAGCGCCGTATTCCTTCATACGTTCGTCCTGCATCTCATTAGCAACATTGTTACTTGTTGACCTACACACCGTATTAACATAAGCCTCAGTAGACCAACGTCTCCCTGCCTTATCAATCAAAGCAGGAATGCCTTTCTGTGCCCATTTAGAAACAGTTTGTCTAAGTGCTTGTTGTGGTGTTATAACACCAGTAAGTACTTTGCCTACCGTTTGATTTAAAACATCAAGATAGACTAGTTGAGCCTGTTTAAGCATCGTTGTATTAACGAGATTAAAAGTCTCTAATGCCTGCCGCTCGTATGCATTCAGAATGCCAATTAAAGCGGCACTTGTTTGCGCTACAGAAGCTGCAGCTAATAAACCGAATTGCACGGCTTTCTTATAAATACTTTCGTGTTGTTCGACTGCAGTATACCCGGCTGTTTGTAGCATCGTGCGTACTTCTTCAGCCGTTTTACCACTATGTCGAGCGATTGTATTTAGTTGTTGTTGATTCAAAACACCCAATTTATTTAACTGAACCAATCTCCAATGCTGATATTGTTCTGCATTTTCAGCAGTTAGCAGCAATTCAATATCGCTTTTAAGGATTTTGGCCATGTTTAAAAGCAACTCTTCTTCAATCGCGTTGTAAATCTCAACTACGAATATAGAAAGCTGCTGTAACTTCTCAGGAGGTAATGCCATGATTACTCAGCTCCTGGATCATCATTTTTCTGTTGATTCCCTTCCAATCCGAAGAAATCAACATTTTCAGGAAGGGCCATTCTATTCTCTTCCGTTATTTCTTCTAACATTTGAGTTGCTTCTTCTTCGGAAACACCATGAATCTTCATGATAGCTAGTTTTTTAGTTGTTAAACCATTCATAACAAGCGTAACTTGCTTATTTATTTCTGCCGTTTGGTCCTCTGCAATAGAATCATCAAATGTAACAGTAACTTCATAGTCGTCTGTACTCTCAAATTCATCATATAAAGCAGCGGTTTCGATAATAATATCAACCAAATCACGAATACCATCTTCAATAATCGTTTCATGAGACTGCTTCGTTCTGAATGTCTTGGAATTTTCGCTAACAACTTCTGTTGCTGTCTTAACGCCTTGTCCATCAAAACTAAATGCTCCGGCAGAGAAACCGATTTGCGCAGATAAGTAGTTTAATAATGCATTTATAGAAGCGATATGTTCTTCTACACGCAACTCTACAGATATGTCTTGGATTTTATCCATACCGTCTTCAAAGTTCATTGCTTCATAAACTTCGTCGGTCGAATCGAAGTATCTATGCATTTCACCGCTAAGTGGATCGATAATTGTTTTAATAGCACTTGTAGGAACGATAATACGTTTCTTACCTAACACGAATTCACGCTGGAAACTATCGAATGCAATATCGAGTGACTTTAACACATGTAAAGAGTTAGCATAAAGGGAAATCCCGAGTGGTGAGTTTAAATCCAAATTATTAGCTGTATTTGGTTTGAAGTAAACAAACATCGGTTTAGATAGGTTCTCAATGCGTACTTCTTCTTCCAAATCATGGTATAGAGTAGCTAAAGAAACCTTTACACCTAAGTCCCCTTGATTTTTACTTTCATATAGCTCATTCTTAATTACATACTCTTTACCTTCAACCAAGTGCCACTCAAGTAACGTGTACTTCTTATCTCCCTTAGATGTTTCATTAACAAATACACCTTCAGTGATATATTTGTTATCCCATGCAATAGGAATGAAACAGTCAGCAGTAACATAAGAAAGCTTAATCCCGTTGTCCCAATATACTTTGATGACCATTCCACCTAAAGCAAAGTTGTATTCTAGATATCTCTGAAACTCTTTGATAAAGTTATTTTCATCCAGAACATTCTTAATATCATCTGACAGTGTGTCATCAGAAATATTAATTGAGCACTTCTCATTGAAGATAAGAGCAGCCATTTCCTGTGATATGACTTTTGCCATGTTTAGCGATGCCATCTTTCTGCTTTTTTGCCCATCAATTGTATGGGACTTAACGTCATGCCATTCACTGTAATACCCACTGTATAGCGCTTTCCACATATCAATATGTTTGTATGACTCTTCATTAACAGGTATATCTTTTTTATCCGTTATCTTTTTAACTCCGCGGATTAGGTTCATTTTATATAGCCACCCCCTCACTTTTGCAACGATGTTTCTGAACATATTTTCACCGCCTAATATAGATCATTTGAGTCAACAATAAGTTGTGCAAGTTCATTTATATGGCTAGCTATATTACCAACAAGCATCGCTGTTTTAACTTCTCTAACCACACTCATTTTCTCACCGTTTTTATTGATTAAATCAAAAGATAGTTTAATCATTGGTTCGTCACCATTCATATAAGCATGCAGTTCTTTAACAGCAACTTTTAATTCTTTTTTATCTTGATTAATTACTTTATTCTCTTGTATCTTTTCAATCCTTAATGCCCATTCGCCATTAGCGATGCAACCAATACAAAAACAATCTTCAGAATGTGTTTTATTCAATTTAATCACCGCCTAATACTTTAATCCTAATTTTGATAGGTTGTCATTCACATAATATTGGAGCGCATCGCATGTATGATCATCTACCTTTATTATTTTAGGGTCGTCACTTTGTAGGGTATCTGCATCCCATTGATATTTCTTATGTTCTTCTATAAAGATCTTATTTCTTTCTGTATTTAACACGAAAAAACGTCCCTGGGCTAATAAATCCTGGACGTTATCAATCATGTCTATTTTCTTTTTCTTCGCTACTGGATGCAGCCTTATACCGTAGTCTTTAAAGAATTGATTACGAAGTGCACCTTCAGCGGAATCGATGGTTTGTTTATCAAAGTATCTGTTATAGATTTTAGTAACGCTGTCCATCCATTCTTTCAAGTCCTTAGATAACTCACTTGGAGCTTTCTTAACTACTTTATTAGCTGGACTGTAATAGTAAGTATCAAGCAAGATAACGTTTCTCTTCTTAGTAAACCCAAGTGCTAAATGAGTAGTAGCAGATACTTGGTGCCCTGTATCGGATGTTGTATCAATCAAAATAATGTCATCATCATTTGGCAGTTCATCGATTTCTTGAATATGATTCATGTTATAGACCATATCACCTAAACCAATGACTTCTCCACCATACATCCAGCGCCAGTAATCTTCGTCATGTATCTTATACTTCTCAATCTTCCTGATCATCTGCTGAGATAAGAATCCCTTTTTATCATCCATATAAGTTGAATGATGAATGAAATAATCATCGTCACCAGCTTTACTATCCAACCACTCATTTATCCAGCTATATGGATTTCTAGGGGGGTTGTATGAGAAGTACACTTTTACTTCTTTACCTTCGATTTGCTGACGAATGAATGTATCCTCGACAATATCTATATCCTCTACTCCAGCGAACTCAGCTGCTTCCTCATACCATAGAGACATAACATAACCTTTTGCAATCTTAGCTGACTTTAGTTTTAATGGATCGTCACAACCATAGAAGTAAAAAGCTGTACCTGTTTTCTTATGCTTAATAATTAGTGGAGATTTACCGAAGTAAAACTCACCTTCTACACCAAGCATATAAATGGCCCATTTAATTTGCTCATATATAGAAGTAGAAAGGTACTTGCCGACTTTTCTCAAGCAAACCACGTTACCCTGGTCATCTTCCAAAAAGTCTGTTACAAGCTTCATAGAAATAACCGATGATTTCATTGAAGAACGACCGCCTTTTGCAACGATATGCGATTGTTCAGCAAGCCACAACGAATAGAAATTGACGTTCATCAAGTCCATGATATTAACTGTCTTGGTCATTTTCCATCGCCTTCCTCATGGCTTCTGTATCGTTTACAATGATGACTCGGTTACCATTACTGGAGTCGTCTGTAAGATCTTTTATTTCAGCTTTTGTCTTCTCAACATGAACCTTCTGCACTTCCATCTGCATGCGATGACGTTCCTCTTCAATTTGACGCTTGAAGTTATCGGGAACTAAGTCGAAGTATTGAGCGAGCTTATCAAGAGCTTTCATCTTGTCAGCGAGCTTAATCGATACGCCGTCTTTACCCTTTTTAACTTCGGTAATAATGGATCCATCTACCAAATCTGCCTCTTGTAAATCAACGAAGTTTATCATTCTAGTGAATTGATTTCCTTCATCATCTTGAAACTCAACTTCTCTTTGCCCAAAAGTAATGTAGTTAGTAATATCAGCAAAAGCAATCTTGATATACTCTTTCAATACATCCATCGCTTCCACAAATACATTCTCAACTAACTCACCTTTTAGTTCCTTTATATAGGAAGCAACTCGTTCACGTCGTAGCAATCTACTACTCTGTACATGAGCACTCTCTTTGGCATATCCGGCCTTTATTGCAGCTTGTGTACCATTGAAGTATTTTACAAAATATAAACAAAAGAGCCGTTCCTTTTCGGTCAGCTCTTCATCCTCTAAAATCTCTTTTAATTTCTCTTTTGTTTTGGGATTTTTAACAATGTTAACGCTCCTTTTCGCAATAGTTACGTTACCATTCATTTGTTCGTCCCAATTGTCCTGTGATTTCCACTTTCTGATTTGTGAAGGATTCTTTATATCGAGTTCCTTTGCAATCTCAACAAGCGTCTTCTCACCTTTACTCGCTTTATATATTTCAAATGCTTTGTCACGATCTGGGCTACGTTGCCTAGCCATATCCACCACCTCGCGGTAATCCCTAAATAATTTTTATAGTCATTCCTTTATAAATTCATCAATTGTCTTCTCTAACACACTAATAAGTAATTCTCTCTCTTGTTTTGGCGTTGTATTATCGTATATTTCATTGTACATTGATACTACTTTTTCTAGCTTCTGTGGATCAATATGTCCCTTCACCAAGCCTTCCCCCAGAATGTTGTTGATTAATCGTCCTATTACTAGCGCTTGCTCTTGTTTAGTTAGTTTCATTTGTTCACCCCATTGATATCATTCGCTGAAATCTTGATAGCATCTGTTGTGTGTTCAACTACAGATTCCGCTACAACCATTCCATCTAATGAAATCCTAACTGCAGAATCCATTCCAATTGAAGGGCTATCATTAATCTTCTTGATTACTTCAGATCTCTTAATAACTTGTTGAATATCAGTTACATTCACTTTCCCTGATAACTCCTTTTCTAAATCGCAAATAACATTTTTTAACGAATCTACAGTTTTATTCAAATTATTAATTGTTGCTTGTATAGCCATTTTATCCGCATACATTTGTTGTACTGTTGTTTCTAAGTTTTCTAACCTATGCTTTATAACATCCATACCCTTCATCCTCCTCCAAAATAAAAAAAGCAGCGAATTCGCCACTTCTAATTAATTGTAACTGCATAGTAATTGACAATTAAATTAAAATACATAGTTACAGAAAATAAATAACAACTATAGAAAATAGTATATTTTCTATGTTTATATTTCACTTTCTTTTATATGAAAATGAATTTTAATAGAAATTTCAATTATAATTAACATCTCTATTTTTGTTCAGCTTTTAGTTTAAAATAACCCAATCATTTGCTAACATATCAGTTTGTGATGCAAGCCAGCCAACAACGATTGTATTTTGTGCTGTTTTCATTGCAATGGTATCAACAAATTTAGGTTCTCCTACATACTCTCCATATCCGTATTTTAATCCACTTGATGCTCACTACCTTCTATAAGATAAAGATGCATATCCTTTCCATTCCAGCCTTCACGTGCTACTCTTTTTCCTTCTACTAACGCTACTATCGCTCGTCCAAAAGTCATAATTATTTCCTCCTCTATTTTCGTTCGTTGTGTTCGTTTGTTTTGTTAGGATTACTTACCTAACAGATAATCTACCCACTCAACTTCTTTATTCAATTCTTCATCGGACATCTTGTCTAATCCTTTAAGAGTGTAATCTTCTCCGAACTCTTCTCCGCCCTCAATGACGAATCGAATCATTTCTTCTCTACTCATTCCCTCTCTCCTTATCCTTCTTCTCCATATACTCAGAGAATTTACTTCTCACATTCTTTAATGATTCTCTATTATGATCTCTATTATCATCCCTTATCGCTCTCAACTGCTCTATTTCCTTATCAACAGATTCCGCAAGCCATTCTTCATCTACCTTGTTCATCTCGCCAATCCGATATCCAAAGTAAGTCACCAATAAAGTAACAAGCGTCCCAGCGACATATCCTGTAAGCCCTCCTAACCAAAACATCCCATCACTTCCTCTTCAAAACAAAATAAGACGCTAAACCGATCACGGCAGCGCCTAGGATAATTGTTATTGGTTTAATCAAAAAGCCTTTCCTCTAACCATATCTGCATTTTGTACACACTCAGCATTTTTTTTACCATCTAACAATGTAGTAATTTCAATTCGGTCAGCTTCTGATTGATTGCCATTTAACAATGCACCTACACTAGCGATAGCCCTACCTAATTCTTCAAAAGCTTTTGTACATCTTTCCGTAGCTTGTGTTAATCGCTCGATTCTCCCTTGTGCTTCATCAGCATCTACATTAACTTCAATATCCAATCGATTCATTGGTCTCTTAACTTCTTCCATCATTCATCCTCCTAACCAAATGTCCATTTTGTTCAATAAAAAAGGAACACTATAAAGTGCCCTAAGCTTCTGAGTATTAAATATACGACAATGCCCTGCCCGTTCTAATGGCGCAACATAAAAGAGCTTTATAGCGGAATATATGGCTCTCGGAAAAGGAATAAGTTGGTTGGCATTGACTCGATATTGTATGTTCAGGAATTCCTTATGTGCAATAAAAAAGGTGCCCTATAAGGTGCTCGTCCAATACGATTATAAAGAATGAATACGTCGTGTTCAGTTATTAGTATATGCTTGTCTCATTCAAAGTTTTACTGGTTTAATGTGTAATTTCTATATAACAAAGAAAAAAGCACCCGTTATGGATGCTTTTCCTTAATCCTCTTCTATCATATTTCTGCAATGGTCACAAAGATTGTCATCTAAGGCGTATAGCATCTCTGTCCATTGAATTGGAATGAGACACATCTCACATTCCTCTACATAATTACCTTTTAACAATCCATGCTTTATAAATGTATCAACTTGTTTTTCACTTAACTCATTACCATTCCCTGCAACTATTACTTTTGCAATGCCAATAACCGCTTGCCCATCTAATCGTTCGCACTTCAGTAAACTTTCTACAAAGTCCTCGAATTCCGGGTCTTTACTTCTAATTACAAATTCTAGTTTTTCTATAGTAGATTTCATTCTCATCACCCTTTCCCTTCAATGATACATTAAAAGGAAATTGTTTTCTATTTTTACCAAACAAACAAAAAGCCATCACCGGAGTGACAGCTCTAGAGGGGATGGAAGAGAGATAACAAATGGCAAAAAGTATCTCTTCAAGAACAAGATTACTCTCATTCTTTTCTCGATCACCGCAATTATCATATAAGCTACACGCTTTGTGTCAGTGACCGAGAAAAGAGCGAAAGCTCTCCTCGTTTTACGTCCGTAGACATCATTTTCAACCCATGAAAACGATTTGTATCAAGACGTATCATTTCTTCCGACGCCTTGCGTGAACAAACATGTGGAGGGGACAGAGGGGGAACTGCCTCATGTTTGCTCAAACAAAGAGCGGAAGCTCTCTGCCTAGTGAAGATTCGCAGCAATCACTAGAAAGTGTAATGTGCTCAAATAACGATGCGTTATTGTTCTTATTACGTATTACTTGTTTTGAAATGTGCGATTCATTCAATCATATGAACCATCACCCATTTCATTTTCAAATGTAGAAATCATAGACACGGCATCTAGTATTATATTTATTATCAACCCAAGCGACGACTCTTGAACTGAATGATAAATACAATAGAAACAGTATGACGAATGCGAGTAGTATCACACTCGCCACACTGGGATATGTTTTCATTAATTGGTCTTTTCGTCTCATTGCGGGTTCTTACCGCCTTGCCCGCCCCTTTTTTGATGCGGTATACGTTACGTGACATTCTCGCATAAGAACGTTTCACTTATAGGTGTACTAATCCTCTTCGATATGCGGTTGTCAAAGGGCTTGTACATTAAGAATACCGTTGATTTCATTATCAAAATTCCCCCTTTTTATCCCCTATTTTCTCGGTGTTTTCTCGGTGTTTTACCATTTTCTAATTACGTTTTCATCATCCAATATACAATCAAACTCGTCCGTGAAAATATCCCAAACCTCTGTTAAACGCTTATCAGATTTCACGATAATATTCCAAATATCATCTGGCAATTTTTCACCTGGAGTATAAAAATATCTTTTTTCAATTACTTCAAAATAGTCTTTGTAGACAAAATGCAATTCTAATGCAGCTTTCCTAACATCATCTGCTAGATTCTCATTTACAAAGTCATCTAATTTATTAAAGATGATACGTTCGATGTCATCTCTTTTTTCTATCTTTTCTAACATAATATTTTGTTCTATCTGTAATTCATCTATTTTCAATTCTTTTCCGTCGTCATAAATGCCATATGCGTGTTCTAAAACACTTGCACGGAAAAAGCGAATATCGAAGTCAGGATCATTTTGCAATTCATCGATAAGTTCTTTCGCTACTTCTAATCGTTCCTCTAAAACATCATCATTATCAACAACTAATAAAGCATCCTTTACTCTTGCTAACCTACTCATTTCGATTGTGATATCATCTTTTTTCATCTTAATCTCTCCCTATTTCTCAATTTAATTTGTTAACTATATTGTATCTGTAAATGCATACAATTTGATTGGCTCCTAAAAGTTTGCGTGTCACAAATCTGCAATCAAATCATTCCTAAAGCCGTAGCGATTAATCGTATAGCGTTCTTTTTCTTCTCATAAAACGCATCTTTCTTAATAAGTAACTCGTTATAAATGAAGTCGTCTTTCAGCTTTTTATTGCTTAGATACTTCATCTCAATGATCTTTACCTCATCCTCATCCAAACTATGCATTAACGCCTTCTCAACCTGCTTTAATTTAATCTGATTAGCACGCTTTGTATCACGAATTTCAGGGAATAAACTGATTCCTTCTTGTCGCTGCTCTGCTTCATTCTCAAAACACACCTTTAATGCTCTGTACTCTTTTAAGATGCTTACTACTTCTTTCTGAACCTTCTTTTCTGTTTCTTTATCGATAGCTGGTAATAAAGTTAATTGTCTCTCCATGAAGGAATCCCCCTATTTCGAATTTTGGTTTTTAATTCACATCAGGTA